AAGAACTAAGGCGCGCCAAACGTTACAATATCAAATACCGCTAAAGCCTGCAACTGATGCTGACGTATTCAATACGGGTTACGGCGCTTTGCGTAAAAAATGGGCCATTCCGTTATGGATTGAGGCTCAACCTGTGGGCACTGTTGCAAACGGCGCGACTTTAATTAATTGCATAACTAACGTTTATGATTTTAGAAATGATTCGTTAGCTTTTCTATTCGACATTACGGGTAAATATCAAGTATTAGAAATCAGTACGTTTGATTCAACTAAAATCAATTTGTCTAGCCCGATTGTCGGATTGTTTAGAAGTGCATATTTAATGCCATGCAGAATTGGCCGGGTATCCGGTTCAATGGCTAAACAATTTTCTGGTTATTCGGGTAATGTTAAAGTGCAGTTTTTTGTAGAAGATACTTTAGCTATTACAGGTGCTGAACCTACACAGTATCTCAGTAATGATATTTATTTTGAAGCTGGATTATTTGAAAACGGTTCTACTGAAACTGAAATTGAACAACGTAATGACATTATAGATTTTAATTTAGGCGTTAGCGAAAGTCGCACACCTTGGTTACATGCTAAACATGGTAGACAGCATAATAGCCAAATGCGTAACGCACAAGAAATTAGAACCTACAAAGAGTTCTTATATCGTCGTGCGGGTAAATCTAAAGTTTTTTGGATGCCTACATTTTTAAACGATCTACGTTTACAAAATACCGGAAACATTGTTTCAACTATCGTTACTTATCGTGATTCGTATTTAGAGTATACGCAAAATCGTGTTCATATTGCTATTGAAGCTGGCGGGGTTTGGTATCCTAGAATTATTTCCGCACCTACGCCGACTAGTGCGGATACAATGCAATTCACTATCGATAGCCCTTTGAACGTTGACGCTTCTACAGTTACACGTATAAGCTATTTAGGTTTATATCGCTTAGATTCAGATTCAATTGATTTAAATTATGGAAGTAGTTTATTGACTGAAGCATCAGTTAGAATTAAAGAATTATTGCCATGATTATTAAAGAACTGTATTTATTTTCTGATGGCGTAAGCACTTATTATTTTACTAGTTCAGATACTGAAGAAGTTTATTTAGGTAATACTTATATTCCGATTGCTTTAGGTAGAACAAAAAACCAAGTAAAAAACGAACTATCTAAAGCAAATATTGAAGTTAGTTTTAGTATTGATAATGAATTTGCACGCGGATATTTAAAATTGGTAGAAGCTATTTTAACGCTTACTGTATTCTCTAAAGTTGACGCTGAAACACCTTTAGTAGAATTTAAAGGTAGACTAGTTTCGATCAAGCCTGAAGAAACTAAATTAAAGCTTGTATTTGAAACTGTTTTTACGTCATTGCGTAGGCCGGGTTTACGGCGTGCGTATCAACGCAATTGCCCACATGTGTTATATGGACGCGGTTGCAATCTAGACAAAGATGATTTTGCTGTTGACGCTGTAGCAACGGCTGTAACTACTACAGGAATTGTAGTTCCTATTGCCGCATCGGAACCAGACGGCGTTTATAGTGGTGGCATGGTCCTAGCGCCGGGCGGATTTTTGCGCTTCATTACCGCACATGTGGGCAGTAATCTAACCCTTATTCGCCCTATACAATCGCTTACCGATACGATTTTAGATGAAGGCTCGGAAGAAATAACTATATACCCCGGCTGCGATAGAACTAGGGATGTTTGCGTAAATCGATTTGATAACTTAGAAAATAACGGTTCTACGCCATTCATTCCAATTAGAAATATTTTTAACGGTTCGTCATTTACGTAATATTATGTGGTGGTATGTAGCAACATTTATTGTATCGTTAGTCTTAGCGGCTTCGATGCGCCCGAAGTCACAAAGTCAACCTGCGTCCGGTTTAAACGATGTTCAAGCGCCTACGGCTGATGAAGGCTTACCTGTACCTGTATTATTCGGTACTAGGGTTATAGAAGGCCCTAATTGCGTTTGGTATGGCGATTTACGCAGCGAACCGATTAAAAAATAATGTCTGATTTAATTATTAAAATGCGGCATGTCCGCGCCGCTAAAATGTGTGGCCCTGGCATTAGGCCATTCTTTACTAAATATAAATTAGATTTAAATGATTTTCTTAAGAATGGCATTAGCGAACAGAAATTGTTAGCTACAAACGATGCTATCGTTTTAGAAGTAATTAAGGCTGCTAAGAATGACAAGTAAGAAAAAACAAACAGTAGGCTATCGCTACTTTTTGGGACTACATTTTATCGGTTGTCATGGTCCTATTGATAGCGCATTTGAATTTATTGCTGACGATAAAATTGCATGGTCTGGTGTAAGCACCGGTGGACCTATTGACGTTGACGCTAAGAACCTTTTTGGTGGTGAAGATAAAGAAGGTGGTGTTTCCGGCCGTATTGATTTTGAACAAGGTTTGCCGACACAAGGACAAAACGATTATTTAGTTTCTAAGTTATCGCCTAGTTTAGTACCATATTTTAGAGGCTTGGCCGGTTTTGTTTTCCGTCAAACTTATATCGGTACACAAACATATATCAAGAAGTTCGCTTTTCGTTTATCGCGTATTCATGTACGTGAAAATGGTATTGAACAATGGTATGATGAAAAAGCCGAAATTAGTGCATCGCCGCAAACTATAGAAGAAATTAATGCTCAATTAGACGAAGATTTAGGAACTATATCCGAAGGGTGGCGATATAAACAGGCTATTTTTTCAGATAACGCGGATTATTCAGACCCCGAATACGATGATTCCAGCTGGCCTATTGGTCAAATGCCGTTCGGCAATGAAAATCATTCTGCAAATTTAGATATTTACGGCTTTCCGACAAATCCTAATACATTTTGGGATGTTGATTCTAAAATTTGGATTAGAAAAACATTTGAATTAAGCGAAGTAGCTGACATTCTAATTAAAACTTTCCATGACAATTTTGCAACTTATTGGATTAATGGTACTTTAGTTCAAGCGCCATCGGGTGAATATGATGAAGAAGGGTATCAAGAATTTATTATACCTAGAGAAGTATTAAGTTTAGGTACTAATCAAATTACAATATTGGCTGCTGATAGGGCTGATGTAGTGCCAGTTTTAGATCGTTCATATATTGCTACAAGAGCAACTATGGAGGATAGGGGGTATCAAAAGGATATGAACCCTGCCCACATTATTCGGGAGTGTTTAACTAATCCTGATTGGGGTATGGGCTATACAGACGCTGATATTGACGATACAGCATTTACTAAAGCTGCTGATACATTATATGCCGAAAAAATGGGCATATCGCTATTGTGGAATCAGCAAACAGAAATTGAAGATTTTATTAAGTTAATCATTCGTCATATTGATGCTGTATTGTTTGTTGATAGACATACGGGTAAATTCAATTTAAAGCTTGTTCGTGCTGATTATATTGTCGATGATTTAATTATTTTAAACGAATCTAATATTGAAAAGTTAGACGATTTTACGCGCCCACAATTTGGCGAATTAACTAATCAAGTAACTGTTAAATATTGGGACGCTGTTAATAATATTGATGCAACAACCAGTATTCAAGATATTGCATTAGCGCAAATGCAAGGTGTTACGATTAGCGTAACTAATGAATACCCCGGTTTTACTAATGGCAATATTGCCGCTAGAGTCGCACAGCGCGACATGAAAACGCTTAGTTCAGCTATTGCTAGTTGTACGCTTTATTGTAATCGCGATGCATCGGTATTGAATATTGGAGATACTTTTAAATTATCGTGGACTGATTTTAATTTAAATGAGCTAGTAATGCGGATTAGCGGTATTGATTATGGTGATGGAAAAAGCAATCAAGTTCGTATCCAATGCACAGAAGATATTTACGGACTGCCTGCTACGGCTCTAATAAATAAAGAGCCTATTGAATGGGAAGACCCAAATTCTAGGCCAATGCCCGCTACAAATAGGCTTGTGTATGAGGTTCCTTATTTAGAAGCCATACAGCAATATAGCCAAGCCGAAATCGATGCATTATTAACTGTTGATCCTAATATCGGATACGCAGGTGCTACTGCTGGAAAGCCTAAATCTAGCTATTTAAATGCAAATATGTATGTGGATTCTGGCGCTGGTTATCAGAATGAAGCTACTGTTGATTTTTGCCCTATTGCTAAGTTACTTGCTGATATTGATAAAATGGCAACGGCTTTTGATATTGACAGTGTTGTAGATATTGCAAATGCTGTTGATGGGTCATGGTTTCAAATTGACAATGAAATCATGGTTAAGGTTAGCTATGTTGCGCCAACATTGACAGTTAAGCGGGGTGCGCTCGATACGGTGCCCGAAATTCATAGTGCAAATGCAACATTGTATTTTTGGGATAATTACGCAAGTAATGACGATAATCAATATTTAGCTGGTGAATCGTTAAATATTAAGTTGGCAACTGTTACCGGACTTGGTGAATTGGCATTAGTAGCCGCACCTACTGACACACTAGATATTGTGGGCAGAATGGCTAGACCTTATCCGCCTGGAAACTTTAAAATTAACGATGAATATTTTCCACCTAGTGGTGGAAGTTCGTTAAATATTTCATGGGCACATAGAAGCCGAAAATTGCAAACAGGCGGTATATATTTAGGCTTTACTGATGGTTCGATTGGTCCTGAAACTGGCACTACATATAACGTAAAAATTTACGATAATACCGACGAAACTTTACTTTATCAAAACTTAGGTTTAGTTGGCGATTCAGTTTTTCCAATAGTTATTTCTACTAACGAAATTAGAATTGAATTGGAAAGCCAAAGGGATTCTTTAAATAGTTATCAAAAACAAGTTCATATTTTAGATTTAGGTACATCAGGCGTAGGATACAACTCTAGAGGTTTAGAGGTTGGCGGTGGTGCTGCTAGATGGGCTGTAGAAGTTGGCGGGTTTATTTATGCCATTAAGGATGCAGGTTTATTAAAACAAAATTTAACTACATTAGTAACTGTAGCGTCTGATGCTATTAGCAATAACTTAATGGGGATGGTTACGGACGGGACTAACCTATTTACCGTAGATATTGGTAACCCTGGCGGAAGTATCCCCGGAAAGTTAAGAAAATACGCACCTGATTTGTTAACACATACTGATGTGAATTTTCCAATGTTAGGCGATGGGTTCGGCGTGACATTTGTAGCTGGTTCCGTTTGGGTTTCTTTGCCTTACAGCGGTAAAGTGCGCAGATATAATCCCTCTACGTTAGCTACAGTTGCAGATATTACAGTTAGCTTAGAAGTCAACAGATTAACAAATGACGGCACATATGTTTATGCAGTTGATCGTATTTCAGCAAAAGCTTATAAAATCGACCCTGCTACAAATACGATAGTTTTAACAATTACTCTATCTGAACCGCCTTTAGGCGACGTTGAAATAGCTGTTTCTAATAACTTGTTATTCATAACTGGTAGAACAAAAGTTATGGCGTATGACGTTACAACAGGCGTAGAAAATACAAGCATTCCAACATTTTCGGCAAATGTAGTTAACGCTGTTGATAATCTTGTTGCATTTTTAAGTTATAAGAATGTAATAGTTTTAAATACCGACGATTTTTCTACTGTCGGTTTGTTTACAATTCCTGTGCCAGATTATGCGATTGTTCCACCCCAATTAACTTTATTGGCCGACGAACTTTTAATTATCGATAATGTTGTGTATGTTGATTACTACAATTACAACGTTGTGTTTGAAAATCGAATTACAGAAGCTGGCGATAGAAGAATTACAGAATCTGGCGATGTTCGCCTAACGGAAACTTAAAGGTTAATTATGGCTGACAAAAAAATTAGTGATTTGACCGCGGCCACAGTTGCCGCTGATGCAGATTTAATTGAAATTTCACAAGCGGCAGGCGGACCAACTTCTAAAAATCTACCGTTAAGTTTGTTAAATTGGGCTATTGAAAAAGATATTGCCTGTGGCGATGAAGTAACGCCGCTAACCACAGGCACTAAGGTTACCTTTAGATGGAAGTCTAAGGACATTACTCAAGGTTTAAAAATCACAGCGTCACTTACCACAGCGCAGGCATCAGGTGCAACGTTAGTAACTATTGATGTAAAGAAAAACGGCACTTCAGTTTTTAGTACTAAGCCGACTTTTGATAACACGGAAAAAATTACAGATACGGCTGCAACTGCCGCAGTATTGACGGCTACAGGTATTGCGTATAACGATGAAGTTACTTGTATTGTCGATGCGTTACAATCTGGCTCTGTAGCTGCTGGACTGAAAATCTACATTGAAGGCAAACCGTAATGTTATTAAATCCTTACCGATTTGGGCCGGGCATTGATGTGGATTTTGCAAAAGTTAAATTACTTTTGCATATGGAAGGTGCAAATAATGCCACCAGTTCTACTGACAGTAGTAGTTCGCCAAAAACATTAACGTTTAATGGTAATGCAAAATTAAGCACTGCTCAAAAGCCATTTGGTGCCAGTTCTCTTTATATAGATGGCGGTGCAACTAGCTACGTTACTATTGCCGACACTGCTGATTTAGAAATGGGTTCCGGTGACTATACGTTATCACTGTGGGCATACTTCATAGATGGTTCGCCGGGTGGCGTATTTATGAAAGGTGTTTACACTGGCGGGCCATGGTCCGAAGGTTTTGGAATGCGGTTTCTCGGTAGCTACATGAGGTTTTATTACAATACAACTAATAGTAATGCAGGTGAAAAATATAATGATACTGACACAATTTCATTTACTACAGGAACTTGGAACCATTTTGAAATGTGTGTATCTGGTGGAATAGGATACTGTTTCGTTAACGGTACTTTAATAAGTTTCTTGACCGGGGTTGGTGCTATTACTGACTCTACAGCACCTGTAATAATAGGTAGATTCCCGTTTAGTTCCGTAGATCAAGTTATGAATGGATATTTAAAAGATATTAGGTTGATCAAAGGTCAGGCGTTACATACTACTAGTTTTACGCCGCCTACTGGACCTTACCCGGACTCTTAATCAAATAGATTAGCCGTAACTGGTTTCTTATGAAAGCCTATATCAAATAACATTGATTGGGCTTTTTCTACGTAATAACTATAGTTAATATCATCCGGGAACGTATCGGGCATATCCATAATAGGTTTAGCGCCATCGCTATCCCCTACTTTGTTCCCATTTGACACGTAGTTGATTTGCCCACAGGTGTCTAGAGCGTAATACCAGCGAACCTCTTTACCCAGGTACACCCCGTCTTTATGGCCCCCGCCAGCGACCGATTTGACGGCTACAAATCGATTTATGTTCGTGCAGCTTCTAATCGATTCTTCAATCGGTTTTTTGCTTATCAAAAAGTCTTTAACGGCTTCAATACAAACGGTAGTAACCGGGTTTTTGTGGAATCGGAAAATGGCTAATTCGGGATCATCCCACGGATTTTTATATGCGCCGATAGCTTTAGCTTTAACAATACCGTCTTTATCTGGTGTTTTAATAGCTATGTAGTTATTAACGTCCTTGCTGTAAACGGCTGAATACTTGGTGTTTTCAGTTTTGAATCCTGTATGTTCTTCCCATGCCTTAATAATCTCTGCTTTACGCGCCTTCAAGATTTTAGGATATTTAGTGACAATACCGTCAGTGTTTGCTGAAATAACGGGAATGTTATTCAATTCAAACATTTCAATAAGCATAAGCAATAATAACTGCCCGCTTAAGGTTACTTGAATCATCAAATCAGGCGCATAAATTGCGGACCAAATAGAACCAAGTTTACCAAATGAACCGTTAATAACAATCTTCAGAGAATCGCTAATAACTTTCCACATCAAAGCGCCAGCTTTATCGCCTTCTTTTTTGCACTTGGCTGCATTGCGTTTGGCTGTTACGCGCTGTTCTACAATGCCGTCATAAACTTCTAAAAATGCTTCAGTAAGATGCTTTGGAAATAGCTTCAGAATTAGAATGATTCGCGGATAATATGATTCTACATCATCGTCGTCAATTTCCGTTTCATCATCGGCATAATGCGCAATAGTCTTTTCGCAACTATGAATACCGCCCATGCCCATTTTATAAAGAGCATTACCAACGGCTACTTTTAAAACCCATCGGCCTTTATCTTCTGAATCGTCTTTATCGTCTTTAACCAGTTCGCCCAAACCTTCAGGCCAAAGTGGTGCACCCGAATCAGACGTTACGAATTTAGCCGCTTTGATATCTTCATAAACTTGCTTGAGATACGGGGTCTGAAACTCAATAAATGGCGGCGGTTTATACTGAAAAGTAGTACCGGGCGGAATATCAGGCCGTTTTACTTCTTTACCTGTAAGACGTTCAATCTCTTTCTTTAATACAGTTTCCGCAATTTGCGCATCAGATTTAGAGCGTAAATCTACACCATACTTTTCAGTAAGGTTATAACGCAACTGCATTTGTTCCGATAATTCATCTAGAATTAATTCCGTAGCGGGAATATCGGAACCTAGACAATAATTCTTTACGTCTTGCGATTCTTCAAACGTGAGTTCTTTGTTATGGTCAAACGGCAAATCTTGAATACGCTTACCCATTAACCGCGCTGCATATTTCTTTAGTGAACCTTGCAACGGGCAAACTTCAATCAAATCAATATGATCGATATTCGGTAACTTTAAATTGAATTCTTTACACGCCTGGAAGGGCGTTAATCCCATATGAATATCTTTTTGCGGGATGATTTGATTTGAATACGTTTTCAAGCGTTCGGCATTGTAGCCGCGCAATGAAAGCATCAGCATTAATTCATCATATTTTTTGCTGTTGAATCCGATTAACTGAAAATTGAATATGATCCAATTCAGCAAATCTAAATTCATGCCGCCAATTGGCGTTATTTCTTCAGCCCAATATTTGCCGAGTTCCTTGCACTTGAATCCAATAAGAAAGTAATTCTTAAAGCATTCAATATCCCATATCATTTTATAGCCGCGTGCACCGGCATCTATTAATTCATCAAATGTAAAATAATCGATTGGAATTTGACTACGTTTTACAGCAATTGCATCAACCCTTTGTTTAGGCTTCTTAGATACTGCATTGCCGTTTTCATCAGCGAAAAACTTAATGGTCATTAAACGCTCATTCCCATAATTCCGCCGCGCACCTTATCGCCAAAGAATAAAGTTAAATGCCTGTCATTCACTTCAAAGTGTACACTGTGGGCATATGGGCGAATCAGTTTCAAATAATTCAAATTGAATGCTAAACCCGGTTTGATACCTTCAATATCATACGTTGTTGCATTTTCCAATTTTACACCATTTGACATTTTACCGTCAAGAAAATAAATTTTATTGTCAGTTGTAAACGGTGCTACGTTTTCTAACGCTTCATAAAATCCTGCCGGTAACGGCCACGGATTAGAAGCTACGTCTAAAATTAGTTCGTATTTAGGGTAACCGTCAACAAACAATTGCGACTTAATAAAACTACCATCTTCAAAGTAGAACGTTGCACTGTTCGCACTAAAACCAAAAGACTTTAGCGGTTTGTCTGATTTAACAATTGCATTAGCGGATGCCTTTGGTAATAGGATATTTGGCGGTAAATCGATTCCGTGCCACGCTTCAATAATAACGTGTCCATTGGTAGCTACTGAGGTATTGGCCTGAAGCAACACGCTGCATTTAAAAGGTCTGTCGGCCTTGTCATCAGCAAGGGGCAGGCAAGCCGCTAGCGCGGTTTTTAGAGCATCGGTAAGGGTAGCAACAGGCGGGTCCGGTTCGATGCCTGGAATGTCGGAAAAGGGCACGCATGGGACCAATGCGCGGAACTTGCCCGACTTGATAGACAAGCGCCCGCTATCCAGTTCGGTAATTGAAATTGCTTCTTTGCACTTTGACAGTGCTGCAATTAACGTATTGGTGTGCGGACAAACGTTTAGTGTTTCGTCAACATAGTGGCCTGCTGCTAAACCGCCATCAAAGCCCGTTACCGTACCGCCTGCAATGCGACAATGCATTTGCATCGGTGTTCCGTCTGAATGCTGTGCTACTGAAATAAACTTCAATGCTTCTAATAAGCTGCACCCCGGTGTAGCTTTTTCAGCGGCAGGTTTACGGGCGCGGGGTTTAGCTGTTGCCATATAAATTATTACCGTATAAAGCGGTTGCTGTTACAGCAAACGACGAACTATAATCAATTCCTGGCTTTCCAAAAGGATTAGATTTACCATTAAATTCTAACCGTTTTTGCTTTTGTCCGCCTTCCATATGCATAATCCACAAATATGCAATAGGTTTGTCTTTTGGTTCGATAATCATTTGTTATCATCCGATTGTTTATCCATTTCAACTAATAAACGTTGCAAGTAATTAGCCATATCCAAAGCTTCCTCCAACGCATGATTAATCCAGTATCTCGAATCGCCTAAATTTTCATACAATGTGGTGTTGTATTTCTTAATGCCCACAGTAGACCGCGATTTAAGCTTTTCGCAAACCATATCTACAATTGGGTCTGATTTTAAACTAGCATCAAATGCTTTTAATCCACAATTACACGCGAATTTTTGGTTCATACCGCCGCCGCATTTAATACAATAAATAGTAGTTAGCATTTTTAATCCTTAAAACGGAATTTCAAAATCGTGATCTTTACAACCACTTACAATAATGAAAGCTGGCGGTCTACCTTTAAACAGTAAACAGTTTTCACTTTTTTCCTCAAAGTTACAGCAATTCATACAACTTTGCCAAGTGTAGTCACTGACAATTTTATCCTGAAATGCGATTCTGCGCAATACTTTTTCTTTGTTCAGTTCAAAAGAACCGACAATTGGCGGTGCTGGTTTGTATGCAGCCATAATTAAAACTCCCAATTTATAACTTCTGGATAGCGTAAATTGGCATGCACCAACATCGCCTTAGGTTGTCGCAATTCATTTGTGCGACTCAAAAACTCATTAACCGTTTTTGGTGGTTCGGTTGCAGCGTGACGTTTCCACCATTCGCGGGCGTTGTGTCCTGGCCGTCCGGTGTGTTCAAAGCATAGAAACATATTAATAGTTCTAATGCCGAATGGGTAAATAGCTTTCACTGTGGGCGGGCTAATAATTCCTGCTGCTTTTTGTTTACCTTCATGCCGTTGATAAATAACCGGGCGTTTAATTGGTACAGTTTCAAAAACAGGGTTTTCATCTTCTTTCATCGGTGCATTATTAAATGCAGTAGCCGACAATTTAGTTTCAAAACTGAATTCTTCAGCGCAACCACAGCAAAATCTAACTGACGCATGGTTATATTCATCACAGCCTAAAACCCATTCTTTAGGGTCTTTGCCTTTATTAACTAGCAGTTTCTCGGCAGAGCAAATTTTAATTGGTGGCGGTTCGCCTGTTTTTTCACCCGGTTTGCGCGGCAATACAGGATCATCGATAGGACCATTGCGTCCGATATTGCCCACAAAATCCAACACCCTGCAATTGTTTTTGCCTGGACTAACCCGCGTACCGCGTCCGTATTTCTGAACGTGTTTGCCTGGGCTGCATGTGGGCTGAAAGTCTCCAATTAAATCAATACGTGGATTGTCGTAACCAGTGGTGAGCATATTAGCGCCGACAATGCACCAATATTCATCATTATCAAATGCTTCTAAACGTTTGCGGTTTGTCTCAGAATCCAATTTAGAATGCACAAAAGTTACTGACGCGCCAAACGAATCAAGCATATTTGCAATATGTTCGGCGTTCTTTACACCGGCTGCAAATATCATGCATTTCTGCCTATCGTATCCAATCTCTAATAACTCTTTGCAAGCGTTATAGGTAATTTCATCTGTATCAACCAATGCTTCAGCCTGTTTATTATTGAAGTCTCCACCAATAATAGACAATTGCGAAACGCCGTTAATAACGGTTTTAGTGGGCTTACCAACTAGCGGGCTCAAGTAGCCTTCAGCAATCAAGCGTTTAAACCATTCGTGAGTAGTAATATCAAAACAAATATCGCTAAACAAACCACCATCGGTAAGCTTGCCCATTTTCAAACGGTAAGGTGTGGCGGTGAATCCAATAACTTTAAGATATGGATTAATTTTAGTCAGTGCTGCAATAACCTTCAGGTATTGTGAATCTTCATCGGACCCTAATAGGTGCGATTCATCAATTAGAATCAAATCCCTATGGCCGAATGCTTCAGGGTTTTTAGCAACAGACTGCACGCCACCAAAGATAATAGGCATCATCGTATCGCGTTGACCCAATCCGGCAGAATGAATGCCAATAGGTGCGGTAGGCCAAAAGGTTTGCATTTTCTGCGCGTTTTGCAGAATTAGTTTCCAAACGTGAGTAAGCATCAATACCCGCTGATTCGGGTAGAACCTGAATACGTCGCGCAGAAAATCGGCAATAACAATTGATTTACCGGAACCTGTGGGCATACACACCAACGGGTTGCCCTTACCGCCTTTTTCGTAATAGTCGAAAATGGCGTTCTTTGCATCAGTTTGGAAATAATGCGGGGTGATTATCATTTAAAGTCTAAACCCGATTCAATTTCATATTCTGTATCCTGTACTACTTTAGTAGTATTTTTAGGCTTTGTAATACTTTGCTGAGTGCCCACAGTAGCCGTTATATCTAGCCATTGCTCACAACCCAATCTTGCAAAATCTCGCGGTATGATGCCGTTATGTACTGAACAAAAGAATTCAGCATTATCAACAGCGGAACAGTTAACGCAACTACGGCAATTTTTAACGGCAGGTTTTCCATGGTGGCAAACATCCTTGAAATCGCATAAACTTTTGCATTGGAAAAACGTAGGATTTTCGCTAATCTTAGCTGGTGGTTCCTGGCTGAAGATAATGGAATGCGCTTTGACTTCCATTTGTTCCGCTAAATTGAAATCCAGTTTAGCAACTTCAATATAAAGATCATCGTCGTTTTTATTAGCACAAATATACAATACATGCTGAATATCATAATCTGCCCCATAGATCGAATTTTGAATGTAATGGGCAGGTTTGGCTTTAGCCAAACCTTTAGCTTCTAGGCTGTTGAAACCTGCGCCAGTGCCGCTAGTCTTTGATTCTAGAATGGCAAAGCCTGCAATGCCGTATGCACTAGGGAAAGCTACAATTCCATCTAGCGAACCGCCCAAATGGCCGGAACACTTATTCTTAATGCGCAATTGTGGATGCGTGCCGTCTGGTTTGGTTTGGCTTTCGTCGTGTGTCCAAACGGTAAAGCCCAATCCGCGCAACCATTCAGAATGTCGCTTTTCTTCTAGATGGCCGCGATTGAATAGGCGCATTTGGCGACCGTCTTTTTTACCTTGTGCTGCCCATCGGAAGCCATACCACAATGCGCGCTTGCATTCATCGCCAATTTTAGACGCGCCTAGATGCCACCTGAAGCCATCGTTATAAATAGTGGCGGTGTGTGCCTCAATCTCGCGCCTGACACGTTCAGAAACAATTGATAAAGGCGTGTCATTTAAACTAACCGGATTTGCGTCGTCCGATTTTGTCGTTTTGTCGAGCGTATCGCTCACGTTGTCGGGTTGCATTCTTTTCTTTACGCCTTTTAAATTGGATGTAGTTATTACTACTGTGGGCACGCATAAGGTTTAATGCCAAATTCAAGTTAGAAGGCGACAATAAACCAATATGGCAATCTTCGTTATCTGGTAAATCTAATTCTTTTGCTAACCATTTATACGCATCGTCGCGGCTTAAATAACGTAATTGCCAAATAGGGTCAAATGCTTCATGCAATTTTGCACGTTTGCGTCTGATCGATGCAACCGCCATTAATCCCATTGGATTATGTGTATTAGGATGACAGCCTACCATTGCGCCGCAATCATCGCAATAATAACAATAGGGCCATTCGCCCTTTTCAATACCATAAAGAACAGAATTAGAAGTTAGTCCGATTCTGTCGGATTGACAGCTATCACAATTATCTGGCGGTGGTAACTGTTTCTTTTGCATTACGTCAGAAACCTAAAACCAGTCTTACACTTCAATGCGGCTTCTTCAGTGCTAAACATCAATTCAGTTTGGCCGGGTTGACCCCACGATTGATATTTAACCTTACGCCACCAAACTTCATATTTAAAATATGGCATATCGATAACTTCAGTTACTGTAGCGTCAACTAAATTCATAATAAAAACCCCGACACTTATTAGGCATCGGGGTTTCTTTAATTACCGCTTACCCCATGCCGGCTGTGCGCCTGCCGCTGGTGCAGCCTGTTGCGACCATCCGCCCGCCGCTGGTGCAGGGGCCGGTGCAGGGGCTGGCGCTGCTGCGGGCGGTGGTGCACCCCATCCACCCTGTGCGGCTGGTGCTGGTGCAGGGGCGGCTGCATATTGCTGCTGTGGTGCCGGTGCTGGTGCTGGTTGTCCTGCCGCTCTACCCGGTTCATTTCCATTCATATCAAACACTTTATGCACTTGCGTGAAAGGCGTAACTGTTTCACCCGCCGCCTGCTTATCGATTTGGGATTGCGTCAAAGGCTGTGCTTTAACTTCCACCACAAAAGGAATATTGTGTAATTGGCTAGTATCTTGAACCATAAACACGCCGGTAACATGGCACAGTGCCGACAATTGCGATTCTGCAATCTGGCGCGGTTTTTCGTTAGCGTGGTATAGATTCAGCCGATGAAAGCCTGTAGCGCCCGCATGTTCACTACCCGGAATAGCCAGCAATTCAAAAACAAGCATACCGCCATTACCGTCAGCCGTACCCTTAATTTCAGATGCAGTAATAACTACAGGATATTTACCGATAGGCAATTGGCTAAATCCGCCTTGTGATGGGTCTACTGCTTGCGCGTTGAATGGTTGTTGGAGTTGCATATTAAATCTACCTTAAAAATGCCCACAGATAACCGCCTGTGTGGCTATGCGGTTTGGGTGAAAGTTAATCTTTAAGCCTATGTCATAGCCTTTTGAAAAATAGAGGTTAAATTAGGCGGTTCAAACGTTGCGAGTTTACCGGACCTATCGCGCGCCAAAATGTCGAATTGTTCATTACAGCAAAATGCGGTTTGTTGTCCGATAACACCCGGAATTGTATGTTTACCCAAATGAAAAACTTCATCAAACAAGTGCGGAATTTTAACATTTAATTCCTTACCAGGAAAATAAGGTTTACGTTTTTGTGCACCGGCTTGTTCTACTGTAGTTTGCTTGCAAATCAAATACAAATGCTTTTGCGGATGGTAATTCAACTTATTCATAGTTGCCATTACTTCTTCAGCCATTTCACCATAGGCTTTCAAGCCATGCGAATGCTTATTTAGCATTTCTTCCAAAATAACTTCGCAATATTCACTAACTGAATCCACGCAAAGCGTATCATAGTTTTTAGTTTCTGCTGAAGAAAAGAACCATGTAAAGAATTCACGTATTTCTTTCGGTTTGTTAGCTTGCCAAGTAGGGACGTTAGAACCCGCCATAGAGCGCAGACCGGGTTCGATAGATAGAAATACCGGGCGCGGTGCGGTATTAATAATAGGCGTCTTGCCTGTGCCTGGATCGCCAAACGTCAGGCATTTAACGCCGTAGAATTGGGCGATTGAACCAGCGGGGCGTAAGTCTTTAGCTTGCATTTAGACCGCCATATGACGCATAAAATCGTCAACAGTATTGAAATGCTTTACTGTGGGCAAATGATGAAATACCGTTTCTTTGGGTCCAATAATATAATTGGCTTTTTGCAAACCTAATGCAATTCCAAATTCTACATGTCTACCGCCACGCGAATTATTCCGGGGTTCTTCCATCAATGACACAATTGCATCGCATGCAATAACATCTTCCAAATCTTCCAATGCGAAACGTTCACGCTCCAAATCAGCGGCTTGTTTAGATAGCCCGGTTGGCGTTACGTGGTCTGAATCTGGCTTTACCCATCGGCTAGTAATGGTGTGACCCAAATCCATCAACTGATGCGCCAGAGCGTTGCATTCTGGACGTTTACTAAAACGTGCGGCAATATAAAATTTCATTTCAGTAATTCCTAGTGTTTGGTGCGGCTGGCCGGAATCGAACCGGCACGCTGTGAAGCGACAGATTTTAAGTCTGTTGTGTCTACCTATTTCACCACAGCCGCAATTATTTATAGCTTACGGCTATTCTTTGGTGCAATGATTTCCAAAGATGGTGCACCTTCAGATGTAGTAATAGCCTTGTCAATAATTACTTTGTACTTAGAATCAAGTTGATTGTATTCGGTTAGCGACAATTCCGCAGTCCATTTAATCAAACGTTTGGCAATCAATTCGCCTTCTGGACCACCAATATTTTCGATAGCATCCAAAGACTCATTAATTTTTTCTTGATTCACATTGTAATTAAGTTTTTTAACGGCTTTAGCTTCATAACCGTTATTCAACTCGACCCGTTCAGTGCCAGATTTTTTATTACTGTCAAAAGCAAATGCAACAAACTTTTTACGAAGTTCCATTTCTTTTGTCTTAGCGGTTTCAAGTTCTACTTTAGATTGTTCCCACTCAAGTAACAACGCATCACGTTTTTCTACAAATGCGTCTGCTGGCATTGCATCTTTTTCGCTGATGCTGGCAATTTCTGCTTCTGACATGGTTTGATCCTTAGTGAGTGTTGATGTAGCAATTCTATACGAAAATTCTACTACGTCAACACTTTGTTTTGTAACAGTTTGTTTAGAACTTTTTACCGTTTTCGCCCAAACGGTTAGCGATCTTGTGATCTTCACGACTTGCATTGTATTGCAATTTTTCAGCAATTGCACCGCCCAAATCCAAACCAATACCGCCAGCAAGATCGAAACAACGAATTACAGCGTCTGCCAATTCTACTTCCAACATTGGGCGATGCGGTAGCTTGTCATCCATCAAATTTTTGCGAAAACCTTCCATGCCTTCACTAACTTCGCTATGGATCAAGCAAAGCTTTTCAGGTACGTTAATTTTCAACGTTTGCCCGTGGTCTGTACTAAGGTCTTCACCTGTTTTAATGTCAGTCCACCATCCCGATTGTTTGGCCAAATTGAAGCATGCCTGTTGCAGCGTAGATGCAGCGGTATCGACTTCACCAACGCTGTAACCTGCAATCGTTGTCTGTTCGCTCATATATGTATACCCGGTATGTTGCTGGTGCGATCTTGCGCCAGTGACTCAAGCATACCATGTATTTTTCTGTTGCGCAAGAATATTTCACATGCTACACTTGCGCCAAAGTGCGACTACGCATCAGCCACAGCCCCGACCCTAGATACATTTTGGTTACATTTATGCCCACAGATACCGTATGCCCTTGGTTAGACGAACCCTTGCAACGCCTACAAGAATTACCGCGTGGAACAACCCTAACGGCTGTTGCTGCGAACGCTGGCGTTCCGTTGCCCTGGTTGTCAAAATTTGTAGCTGGCAAATACAGTTCTCCTAACATCCTGTACGTTTACCGTTTGCACTCCTACCTAACCAAATAATGTTTGAAAACATACCCACAGAAATGAGGGGTTTTCAGGCATGGGTGTTGTGGCGAAAAGAGGATACCGAAACCGGTAGACCTACTAAAGTTCCATACTCAATTACTGGTTACCCTGCTAGCCCTACAGATAGTGCAACTTGGACAACGTATGACAAAGTTGTGCAAGCCTATTTTGATAATCACACTTTGTATTCAGGCATAGGCTTTGTACTGTCAGATAATGACCCGTATACATTTATTGACTTAGATCAACCGAAAAACCCGGATGGTAGCCCGCTGGACCCCGCCGAATACGATAAACGTATGAAGCGCCAGCATGACATTTACAACGCATTCGATAGCTATGCAGAGTTGTCGCCTAGTGGTGTAGGTTTGCACATTATTGTTAAAGGTAGTGTATCGAGTGGCCGTAAGCGTTCAAGCGTAGAGGTTTACAGTAATCAACGCTTTATGACAATGACGGGTAATGTCTATCGCAAAGCGCCAATTAATGAATACAACGAACTGATTAATTCACTGTGGGCAGAAATGGGCAAAGGGCAGGCCGGAATTCTGGCGTATGCCGGCCTGGATCAAGCGCCATTGTCACCGGATGAGGTCTACCGGTTAGCCTGTACGGCAAGTAATGGCGAAAAGTTCACAGACTTATTTAATGATGGCAATTGGCAAAAATACTACCCTAGTCAATCTGAAGCCGACTTTGCAGTAATCGATATTCTTGCATTCTATTCAAAAAATAGAGCACAAGTTAAGATGATGTTTTTGGCATCTAAACTTGCACAGCGAGAAAAGTCACGCGCTAGCTATCGCATCAATTATATGTTAAATCGTTGTTTCGATAACATGCTACCACCTGTAGATTTTGAAGGTTTGCGCGATCAAGTTCAAGCGGCAATTCTAAAAGCACAGGCTAAACCTAAAGCAATTGAAATCAATGACGAAAAAGAATATCTTAATCTTGCCAAACCTCAATTACTATCTACAACGTTAGATTCTGTTTATAGTCCGCCGCCTGGATTGCTAGGCGACATTGCACAATACATTTATGCGCAAGCGCCTATCCCTGTAGCGGAAATCGCACTAGCTGGTGCAATCGGTTTAATGTCGGGTATCTGTGGGAAAGCGTTTAATATTTCAGGTACAGGATTGAACCAATATACATTGTTGTTAGCTGCAACCGGAACCGGTAAGGAGTCAGCCGCCGCAGGTATCGGTAAGCTGATGACTGAAGTTATTAAGCTGGTTCCTACAGCTGCTGAATTTATGGGGCCTAGCACAATCTCTAGCCCGCAAGCATTGAACAAAGCGTTAATGCAAACGCCTAGTATCATTTCAATGGTTGGTGAATTCGGATTGCACTTGCGGCAAATGGGGTCCGACAATGCTAGTCCGCACATGATTGGTTTGAAGTCAATGATTCTTGACTTATATAACAAATCTGGTGAAGGTGCAAAGCTTGGCGGTATGATCTATTCGGATAAAGAAAAGAACACTGCCGTTATTTCAGCACCAGCGTTTAGCATCTTTGGCGAAACTGCACCGGAACCGTTTTATGAAGCGTTAACCGAATCCATGATTAGTGGCGGTTTGTTGCCACGTTTTACGATCATTGAATATCATGGTGATCGTAAACTAATGAATAAGGGTGCTGGTTCGGTAAAGCCTTCTAGTGAACTGGTGCAAAGCTTGTCTACCCTGTGTGCATCGGCTTTGGGTCTGGTGCATCAAAAGCGAGTGATTCACTTGCAGACAACACCACAAGCCGAAAAGATTTTGGATGCGTTCGCTCTACATGCCCACAATAACATTATTGGTTCGATGGAACTTAGACGCCAGTTGTGGAATCGAGCACATATTAAAGTGCTGAAGCTGGCCGCATTGGTAGCTATTGGAGTTAACCAGTTTCATCCTACCATTGATGAAGTAGCGGCAAATTGGGCCATTCGTATCGTTGAGACTGATGTTAAAAATATGCTTGGTAGGTTTGAAGATGGCGAAGTGGGATTGAACAATGGTGAAAACAAACAATTGAATGTTGTTTGCTCAGCTATCAAAAAATTCCTAACGTCACCTTTTAGCGATGTGGAAAAGTCTAGCGGTGGTGAAAAGGCTAGAGCGTTGCATTCTGAACGCATCGTACCCTACAGCTTTTTGCAACGTTCTACCGCCAGCAATGCGGCGTTCAAGAATGACAAGATTGGCGCGAGTAGTGCACTAAAACGTACCATCAAAATTCTGGTTGATCGTGGTGACTTGCAAGTAATGATGCGGGCCGATCTTATGAAAAAATTTGGTACAGGTGCTGAAGCCTACGCGATAGGGTCTACTGTAGCTTTTGGATTGTAAAAATAAAATGAAACCTGTTGCTATTTTTCTATGCGATAAAACTGGACACATGGCGGAACCATGGGAACAAGCCGGTTATGAATCTATCCTAGTTGACCCACAACACCCTAAAGGGGTTTGGTCTGGTGCGGTAAGAACTAAAGTTGGTGCAACAATTCTTGACTGTATGAGCTATCTTGGAAAAGTCATACGAACGCGCCAGGTAGCTTTTGTTTTTGGTTTTCCACCCTGCACAGACGTTGCGGTAAGCGGTAGCCGGTGGTTTGAAGATAAGGCAAAGCTGGATAAACACTTTCAAGCTAAGGCTGCGCTAGTGGCGGAACAGTGCCGTACTGTGGGTATGCTGTCGGGTGCGCCGTGGGGTTTTGAGAATCCTGTTAGCGTGTTTAGTAGCATCTTTGGAAAGCCTAACCATAGCTTTGACCCTATGGACTACACACTACATTGTGCGGATGACAACTATTACAAAAAAACGTGCGTTTGGTCCGGTAACGGTTTCAAGATGCCCATGATTGCTAGAGACTATACGTTAGGTGCACCAGACGAAAGAATCCACACTGCCGCGCCTGGTCCTGAGCGTGCAAACTTCAGAAGCGCAACACCTAGAGGTTTTGCAATCGCAACTTTTTTAGCTAACCAGTTGCACAAACCATAATTCTATGTAGAATAGAGACTTCTTAATTAGGAGCTAACATGCAAAATTCAGTTGAACAATTCGCTATCGATCTTGCAGCCGCCGAGTGGGTTCCAGTAGAAGGACAAGACGCCACACTGTATGATTCGTTGGTTGCAGCGGAACAAGCAAAGCAAGACTAACAACTAAGCCCTTCGGGGCTTTTTCTTCGCTTGTTGACCGTTACATATTTTTACATATTTATAATTGCAAAGCTAAAATTCTTTGCTATAATTGAGTCACACCGACCGAAAGACGAAAATGCGCTACTTCAAAATTGAAATGACTGATGCTAACGGCAACAAGACTCTTAGTGATCCAATTTGCAAGTGGACTGACGCAGAAATGTATCGTCGTGAAGTGTTGGAAAATGGCCTGGTTGTTGTTGCAATTTTGTTGTCCTACTAAAAACAGTGCTTGTAGTTCGTCAATTCTTAGCTATAATTCAATCATCGCAACAAGGAATCTAAAATGAACTACGAAACTGCAAAACAAAATATGGCTAACGAAATGTCACGTTTGAAAGCATATTTTCCTTTTCGTATTGTTTGGGGTGCTATCCGCGAAGATGGTACATATGAAGTTGGTGCAACACCTACAAAGCGACAAATCAACGATTTGATGCGCAAGGGTTATGCAGGTTTCATTATTTAAGGATTTATTATGTACGTTTTTAGCAACAAACTAATGTCAAATGACGGCAAACAAATTGCAGAATTTTCTAGCCATTGGGCTGCTGTTGCTGCTATGATTCGTCAAACTGATCCTGAATTTAAATCTTTAAGTGCAGATAAGCCTGAAGATTTGAAGATTGAACTGAAATTGAAGGCTAAGTAAATGACAACCCTATCATTCGACACCACAGTTCTAGGCGGTTTGCCTGTAACTATTGATTGTTATGTGTGTGGACCTGATGAAGACGTAGGAATTTTTGGATACTACGTTGAAAGTTGGGAAATTACACACATTAACGATAGAAAAGTTAAGAAAACACCCAATTGGCTTTACAATCGAATTGAAGCTAAAAAGGGCGAAGAAGAACGGATTCGTGACAAACTTAACGACCTAGTTTCTAACTATCAACCGGAACCATACGAATATGAATAAGTACAAAGTCACATTTTCTAATGGCAATAGCTGCACATTAGATGCATGCACAGAATTCGGTGCATTTTGCGATGCTATCGAGTGGTTTCTAGAAATAGGTGTGCATGTTTCAAAGTCTAATTTTACAATTCAACAGGTGCAACAATGACAATCAAAACTTACAAATTTGCTGACGGTAAATATGAATTTGATCGTGATACAGATACAAGTTTTATACTTAATTGTCGGCGTAATGGTGAAGATTGGCCCGCAGGCATTCATGGATTTCAACATAACAATTGCGTGCATGCTATGCTAAACTATATTGATGAACTTGAAGAACAATTGAAAGCTGCGCGTGGCTCGAATCAGAACTAAATACAAAATCATTGCATCATTGATTGTTGGTGCTGCATTGTTCGCTATTGCTGAATCTGTAATTATGCCTGTACCCACAGTGAAGGCTGATTATTATGGTTCAATGGTTGCGCCCGATTCGTCAATTCATGTACCTGTTGACATTAAAAAGGGATGCAAGATTGCAGCCTTTGGGGTAGCCCCCTGGCTAGCCCCTGGTGCTGTGCGTAGCCCCGCCTGGGAAGTTGCAACGCAAAAGGCACTACTAGGTATGGGCGTACCCGTAGAAGCCGCACAGCGGGCGATTGTGGCCCTGCGCTCGGGGTCTGGTGGCTCACCTGTGGGCATGTCAGACAGCCATGGCGTATCCACAATTGATAATGTAATTTATTACCCTACTTTTAATACAACATATAAGATTGCGGAAAGGTATGCAGTTTGCAATGAATCTAGAACTAATTTCGGCAATAATCAACGGCAAGAATATGCAATTGTTTATAGAGTAACCGATGCGTCTGGTTATGTGTGGCATGTAGGGGAATTTTTGGCATGCGGTAATGTGTCGTTATTTAGTCCTGCACCTAAAGGATGGATGCCGGGTGATGGCACACCTAACGGTAATGGTTCAGGTGCTGGAATTAGCAATGTGCCTGAACCTAGTAGCTGGACACTATTTCTAGCCGCATTGGTTGTTATGTTATATATTGTTTGGAGAAAACGAAAATGAGTAATGAACCTACTATATTTGATCAAACTGTAAATTTTCTTAATACGAATCAACGTTTGGCACTAATTGAAGCTGCAAAAGCTTTTCTTAAATCTGAATCAATCGCAGCGGGTTCTATTATTTCTAATGATTTGTGCATCATTGTTGGCACTAAAGAACAGTGTGCACAATTTGCAAAGTATTTGTAAAACTTACCGATCTAAAATATACTTCTCATGTGTGACGTTTTGCCTTGTAAAATCCGCAAAACTCATGTAAGACAAGTATGTTTTTCCATCTACAGCCCACTCGGCTAACAATTCGCATCTATAAGAATGAAGGTGGCTATGAAAGGCGCGAACCGTTTATTGGTACAGCACAAGTTGACCTAAAAAGTAATGGTGAAGCTTTTATACATGCAATGCATAATCGTGAACCATTGAAGCCAAACACGTTTAGAAAAGTTGCAATGGCACTTGCTAAAGAATATGGTGTAACATCCATCAAATGGGAACACAGTGGCAAAGATCAAGAATTTGAGACTAAGCCTGCTGATCTTTAATCTAATCCCCACTAACACCTAACTAACCCCCTTGCCGGGAAGACCATGACTACTTTCACACTGAAGCGCCCCTGGCCGACCCCGGCAGATAACGAGTCTGCGCAGGCCTGCACATGCACGGAATATCCGCACTCCATGGAATGCGGCATGCCCTCGCTCTACGAGTTCACGGGCGACATCAAGCATGCGAACACGCTGCTCATCCCTGTGCAACGCCTGCGGAACGGCCGGCGTGAGCCCATGACCTCCGAAATGCGCGGCCTGCTTATCCTCGATACCTACGGGTTGGCGGCAGTCGCCGAGCAGCCGGCATGCGTGTTGGCTGCATTTGAGAAAGGCATCTTGGCCGCTGAAGCCGAACACGGCATCCTTCCTGCCTAACCCATCCCCTGCCCGAGAGGCTAGTATTGTCTAACCATATCTAACCCACTCTAAGACCAGACCCTACGGGGTCTTTTCTTTAACCTTTGATCGTTACAAATATTTACACATTAGCTATTGTGGTTCGTTAAATGTTTGCTATAATTCATTCACACTAACCGAAAGCAACAAATGAATATGACACGAAAACCATCACCATCTACCGAAGTTGAAGCATTCCGCGCATGGTTCGCCGAGCACGGTACTGACCCCGTGGACATGCGTGGCCGCGCTGGGCATGCGTGGCAGGCTTGGCACGCTCGCGCATGCCTCCAACCTCAAACGGAAATGCCGGCAGAAGACGGCGCAGACCTGAGTGGCGCCGAGGTTGATACCTTGGTGGCGCTTGTCGAAGCTGGCCCGCTTTGGGATGGCGACGTGCCCAGCAAGCGCGGCCGTGATTCGTTGATTGCGCGAGGCTGGGCGGTTCGCGTCGTTGTCAAGGGCGAAGACGGCTACACGGCGGCAACCTATGCCGGGCGCGACGTGTACACAGCCCGCTACGACAACGCCGACACGATCCGCGAAGCGACGGCCATGCGCAAGGCGCGCAGGGCACTGAATAGCGCGTCGGTCAACAGCCGCCATTAGTCACCCACCCCGTCTTAACTAAATGTCAAAACATACAAACATTAAAGATAGAGAAGAAGCGGCAGAATGGGCTCGCCGTTATTCTTTAGGCGGAACCACACATCACGTTAATTACATGGTGGATAAGCAATGTAATATTATTGGTTATGAAGTCAGTGATTTTTATGAGTATGATTTTTACGCAGATATTACATACGTTAGAGGTAATCGTCAATTGTGGAAAATTCCCGGTTAGTTGATGTTATGCCCACAATATTTGTTTTGTTGTGGGCTTTTTGTTGTCACTTGATTTTATAGCACTCTGCGCCGGTATCGTAATTGCGCAAAGTATCAGCCCTCATTAGTACGACTAACGTACCTTCTTTAATTAGCTTTTCAATAATTTTTCTGAGTGTGCCAGTTGCGCCTAAAGTTGTACGTTTGAAGCTTGAGACTGATGCTGTGTTGCGTTGCAAATATGAGTACGTTATCACTCTATCGTTTTTCATTTTACTAGTTAGCCTAGTATCAATGTTAGCCATCGATGCGTAATCTTTAACTAAATACTTGTCTATCAATATTCTAACCTTTGTTTCGTTATCTGTTGTCTCTACTGGCTGTGGATTTAGTTTTGAATAGAACGCATCATTGTTAGTATTGTCTATCATACGAACAATTTCATAAGTTGATTCAGTTTCAACTAATACAAATCGTTTAGTGTTTTTAGAATTCATTGTTAAATAACTTTTAATATCTTTACCAGTTAACAACATTGAATCATCTTTAGGCGCAACGATTGATTCGTTTTCGGCTAACAATTCCATGGCATTTTTAATTGCTAAATATTCGGCGGACAACTTGATAGCGATGGGGTTTTGCATGATGACGTATAAGCGAGTATTAGGGCTTTTCATTATACACGAATTTACTATATATCTCTGATCGATTAATAAAAAGTCGATTTTCTCGTAAGTCGTTGATTTTAAAGGATAAACCACGATTTCATTAGTTTACTTCAATTAATAAAACCGAAAGTAGGGGTGTTGCACGCTTACAGCCCATTACAGCCCGTTGTACGTAATTACGTGTAAATTACGTGTAATTACAAATAACCGGATGTAAGGGGGATAACCGTGTAACAAAAGGGTATTTATATTATTATTATTATATTTATTATTATTACTAGTAGTACAGTCAGTTGTTACCGGTTACGTCCATTGATGCAATCGGGATAACATCATTGTATACAATTTATTAATCGTTATATGCCGTGAAGATGCATGTTCACTGTTACAAAAAATCGGCTTGCATCCATGTGGGCATGTGTTATAGTAAGTTCTCCAATTACCAGTTTTAAGGAGTTATCCCTATGTCACTTACTGAGGCTATTACCAAGTTATCCGAATTACGCGAAAAGTTCGGTGATACCGATTTACAGTTATCGGAAGATTTGGCTGAACACGGACAATCTCAAGAATTAGATTTTGTTCATATTGATTTCAATGTTTACGTTGTTAGGAGTTAAAACCATGTCGCGTCCTATTGTTGATTCATCCCCTGTTGCTAAAGAATCGGCTGACAGCCGCTTTAAGGCTAAATACGATTTCCCGTTTGAACAGCTTACTGTGGGCAAATCGTTTGCAGTTGAATTTAGTGAGGTTGCAAGCTTTGCCGTGTTGCGTGTTACTGCCGATAGACACGGTAAGAAGTTGAACAAGAAATTCCGTTGCATCAAACATGAAATCAATTACGAGGTTGCATGCGTTGCTGAAGTAGAACCCGAAAAGGCTGTTGCGCCAGTTGAACCCGGTAGCGCCTGGACACCACCAAAAGACGTTGATCCAAATTTGTCGGTAGAAGATGCTGCAAAGCTATTTATGGTTCAGCCTGGACAAACCGTTAGTAAGATGCCGGTTTGGGGTACAGCTAGTTCTACCGAAGATGGTACGGATTAATTATGTTCAAACCAACTGTATACTTTGAACATGGTTGGTGGCGGGTGCGTCAACATTACGTATGGAGAAATCTAAATCGTGATGAACGAACAAATTTAATAGTTGTATACGAAAGGATTTCAATGATGAATAGCCTAAATAGTCCATTCAGACATTTAGGATATGCAGCTATGCTAAAACGCGGTATTAATTAACGTTACACCCTGTTGCAACTTAGTTGTCGAAATACTTGCAAACGTTAGGAATTGACGTTATAATTGAGTCACACCAAACCACTAAGGAAAACGAAATGACCAAGATCACACTCAGCCAAGTAAAAGAATTGATCGCAACTAATCATGTTGTGTTTGCATATCCCCGTAAAAACTTGGTTGTGGTCAATGGCTTCAAGCGTTACGAAGCAAGTGATGCGGTTTGTAAGTTTGTTAAAGAATCGGCTAAGTAAATGCAATCCATCCCATACCAATTAGACCTTTGCAGTCCTGAAGCTGCAAAGCTAATTACTGGTTCAAAGCTAACACCTAACCCAATGGGTGAACGCGAACGCATGATACCGATTAATAAGTTGCGTGTAGGTGAAAGCCTATTCTTTAATTATGGTGAAATCGTGCGCGTAAAGATTACCCTGGCACGCGAGTGTGCACAACGATACAACAAACATTATGATGATATGTTTGCCATTGTTCGGCATGAAAAGAAGCTAGAGATTGTGAGGGTGAAATGAGCAAATCTAGAATCGATGCACTATTGCTTGCGTGGCTTGCATTCGCTAATCCGCCACTAAAAAGCCATGCAATTAATGAGGTTTGGATTGACGAACTAGATAAGGTTATTGATGATGATGGTTTTGTTAACCCGCGTATTCGTGAACCAAAACAAAAAGCGCAATGGAAGCGTGAAGTAAACAGGGGTAGGAAATAATGCTTTACTACGAACAACAATATGAACCAAATGAAGTTGGTGTATATGCTTGCCGTGTTCCCGATGAATTGATTAAAGGTTTCTACAAAGATATTTTTCTTATGTGGCATGATAATAGATGGGGCTATTTGGGTAGTCCTGTTAATTACCGTGGTGAAGTTAGTGGATGGATTGGACCTTTGCAACGCAAGTTAGGATAAATGATGGACAATACACCCATAGGCAACATCAACTTTGTCAAGTGCTATAAAGACGGTAGAGCTATTTACCGCGAGATTGACAGTATTGAACCAACGCAGTCTACTCGCTACGGTAGAGTACGCAACATTCCCAAGCTTGAACCCGGCGAATCACTACGCTGGACTGTAGACAATGAACCGCTTATAGTCCCTGGTGTGGTGCATGGCAAGATGCTTTGCCGTATCGAGTTTGGCGAATTCGGTACATGTGATTGTGCTATTGGTACGTGTATACAGGTGGTGAAATGATGAAACAAATACTAAAAGCGTTATTGATTGCCTTTATATTGGTATGGGTATTACCTTTTTGTTTGGCTGTAACGTTTGCATTGATACATAGTATTACACATTAGTATTTGACGAACTGAATTGTGGTGATATAATTGGTACATCAACAACCAACTAGGGCGAACAAAATGCTTTATCCACTCACACAACATAACGGTTATTGGGCTCAAGTTATGAAATCTGATATGGCAAAAGGTCGTACAGAACAACGCGTTTGTAACGATACATACCGTGCAATTTTGATGATGGGTCGCGGTCTTACTGAAGCAATGAACGTTACACAACAAGCTGCATATTTTGCAGGTATCGATAGTTCTAAAGTTAATTGGTAAATAACATGTGGCCATTCCCGTTTGTTTATGGTAAAATTCCTACTGAACCGAAATCAAATGACATACCTAAAACTAGCCGAACATTGTTATGCTCAAATGATGATGTTTAATCCCAACGGCGGAATGTGCAATCTTTTTGAAGAAGATATGTACACCTATTTATTTTTAGCCGCTGAATCTGGAGAAATTTAAAATGTATGTACTAATGTATAGAAATCGAGTAAGCGATAATCCTGCTGAAAGTTGGAGAATCTTTCCAGAAGGCTTGTATTTTAGTAAGCCGTCAGCTTTGTCGGATTGCAAGATTATGAATAGCAATGCTACTACATTCATGTATGCAGTATTTGAACTGAAAGAGGTTAAATAAAATGTCTACCAACGCCATCAAATTGTTGAATATTCAGTACGTGCTAAGTTTGTCGTATACAGGCGAACCGCTTAAAGATTGCATTCGCTATGACGTCATGCGCCACATTGCCGCTAAAATTATTGGTGCGGGGTGCTAGGAATGTCCAATAAACACTTATGTCTAATTTTAGGTACGATAGCTATTGCACCACATATAACCGCACCAATTGGCGCCATGATGGGACTAATCTGGTTTATTATTTCACTTTGCGTTAATGATTAAAATGTCATTACTAACTGACGCCCTATTGCAAGATGCCGAATGGTGGTTTAGTCCACGTATGACGCCACCAATTAAGGATGATATTGATGTGCATGTGTTCCTAATGCGTGAACACTATGGTGTGGATCAAAATGCAAACGGCAAATCGCGCGCCAAGTTCAGTAACGAAACTGAAATGTGGTTTAATTTGATGGTTCGGGAAGATTTGATGTATGAAAATATTCTATAAACCAACTATCAAAATCGTCAACGGTTTGTATACTGTTGACCCTGATGACGTTAAAGATAGACTATTTAACGCTGGTAATTGGTATAAGGCGTTAGTTTGGTGCAACAAGATGAATCGTAAAGTTTCATTGCAAAAAGAAATTAACGAATATATTCACGGCGATACGATCTACAGGTATTATTAGTGTATAATTGATGCATCAACTAAAGGAGCTAACATGCTACACACTACCCACCGCCTAGACAACACCATTCCGGGCATTGAAGTAACTGAAACGTTTGGTGATTTTGCTAACGATTTTGCTGAAACTGTGCCGATGGAATACACGCCGCCCGAAGATGCTCCGGTAGATTTGGTAGAAACTACTGTGGGCATTGCTACAAAGCGCCTGGACAGTTTCCTAGACCAATTGCAACGATTGAATTATCGTTATGCATACTCGGGTATACGCTATACGTCTAGCGCCGACTATCGCGCAGAATTGGCGGATATTAAATTGAAGTGTGTTAAAGATATGTTGGGGGTATAAAATCATGTCTAAAGGTGAATACCGCAAGTTAAACAGTTACGGCCCTGGTGGTTGGAAATGCACTTGCTGTGCGCCACCACCGGGACAACCGAAAAAGAAATCAAAACGAATTGCACGCAAAAAACTAAATTTGTTTCGTGATTTGCTTGATAAGGAATAGTATGCAAACCCTACACGAAAAGATAGAATTGGCGCATCGTATAGCCAAATTGTATAAGTATCGTGTAGTAAATTGTGGAAGTCAGTTATTCCCACAATGGGTTATGTATTCTGAGTTTGGTAGCCGAATCGGTGCACGCAAAACTATTGACGGTATGCTGCGTTTAGTTAAACAGGTTACGGGTTACAAATAATTACAACAAAACTTTAGATATAGTTTAAATTTGACGTATAATTAACGTACCAACAAAGGAGATATTATGCCTAATCTTACCCCGTCAGAATGGATGATTTTCGGTGCATCGGTTGTTGCAATTATCATTATTGCAATGTATTACTTTTCTAGCCATTCACCAATCATTAACGATATCGACTATCCACCTACGGACAATGACCATATGATTTGTGGTAAAATTACCGGGCCTAAAAATGTTGATTAAAACTAAACAAGGTGTAGTAATTAAAAAATCACCTATGCATATCGGTGTTGCCCACAAGTTAAAGGCCGCTTGTCATAGTGATTCCGAAACTGGCGTATTCTGGCAACGTTACCCGGATTACTCGGCCGATACGCTTAAGCTACAAAAGGCTTTGCTGAATCATGTTTAAATACCTATTCCGCGTAAAGTATAAAATTGTTCCTAAGTCGTATCCCGATGTGGTGCGCTGGTATTGGGAAATTCACTATAAGAAATGGTACTATTTTGATTACAAGAAATCCGGTATGATATTCAAGTCTGAATTAAGTGCACGTATGCAAATGGCTAGTCTTAACGCAAAGGTTTAAATGTCAAAGCCAATCGAATCCGGCTGTCTTGCTGAAGTCATTTTTGGGTTATCTGGTTTGGATAGTCCTAACATCGGCCTAATTGTGCGAGTTGTATCGCTTCAGGGTGAACACACACAACACGGTAGAATTTGGCGCTGTAAGGCTGAATATGCAGAGCGCGGACAACCCGGTGTAAACGTACCGCCTGGATATAGTGATTTTGCACAAAATTGGTTGCGTCGAATCGATGAAGATAAAACGAAACCTAAAGAACTAATTAAAGAAATGGAAAAAGAAAATGGCTGAAGCAAATAAAATTGTAGGTAAAATGGAAATTGTTCTACTTGTCGATATTGAAAAACAAGTTGACGATTTAGCAGAATTGATTGCACAACGAGCATATACAATAGATGGTGTATCTAATGTATATATTCAAGAAACTAAATATTTTAGGGCTGAAACAAAATGACTGATATCGAATTGCGCGACAGTATTGCAAAAGAATTGTTTTTATATGGCATGACTAATCAACATGCTATATTACCTGATAACATTAAGACGCAATCTAAAGATGTAGTAGACAAATGGCGAAAAGAATTTACAAAAGATGTTGCTATACTTTGTTTGGATGCAGCCGAAGTTTTCATGAATGAGAAATACAACCGTGCAGACAAAAAACCAAGTTCACGAGATTTCATCGGAAGTGCACAATAAAGAGCGTATATTTAACGCTCTACCCGGTTCAGCTAGCGACATTGCTGAACGCTTAGGATTGAAGCGCAATACTGTATCCCAATGGCTAAACGTAATGAAACGTGATGGTGATGTATTCATTTCCAAAAGTTTAGTAATTGATGCATACAGGGAAAAGTATTGGGATAAGGGCGTCGGACGTACAGTTAAGATGCCTGCAATTGGTGCTAACGAACGATCAAAAACGTATAGACTCAAGTGCAAAAACATGGTAAAATCTGAGCACCTTAACGCTTTATTTGGAAGATAAAATGAAATTATCCCAACTGATAGGCCAATTAACCACTATCGCATTAGCACATGGCGATATGGAAGTATCGATTAGAAAAGAATTAGCAGACTTTGACGATACTAGACAAATAAAAGATGTTGACACTTGGCAGTATGATCCTTATGATAGTGATGAAAAAGCTAAACGTTATTGTGTTATAGAAATGGCAATATAATGGACGAAGCCGACATTACAGACGAACGAATTGCCATCGCATCAGAGAATGCCATTAACAAGGTTAGAAACGCCGTTGCTCGGATACCTGTGGGCATTCCTGGCGAATGTGACAAATGTGGCGAAGATATGCCGCGATTGGTTGATGGATGGTGTTGCTGGTGTCGGGACAAATTTAAGGTGAACGTATGAACCCCTGGCAACTAGCTGGAACTTCTGAAAGTTCACAACAGATTGCACTATTTTGTTTCGCTGCTAAGGCGTGTAAGTATGGTTTTACTATTGCTAAAAGTCAGGATGCATATAAACCATTAAATGAATTCTTTAAAGCTGCACCAGTAGAAGAACTTAAATGGTTATTCCATATTCCGAATGGTGGCAAACGTGGCGATACACAACGTTCGGCCACTATTGCGGGCGGATTGCTGAAGGCTGAAGGCGTTAAAGCTGGTGTGCATGACATTATGTGGCCTTTACATAGGGTATCTATGGAAGGTAAAGGGCAAAGTTATCACGGCCTATTTATCGAAATGAAAGCACCACGAATTAAAACTAAATCTAATCCGCAATCTGGTTGTAGTCCTGAGCAAATCGAATTCGGTAATTTTGCCCACAATCAAGGCTTCGCTGTACACGTTTGCTATGACTGGTTAGAAGCTGCTCACATTTTAGAATGGTATTACACGCTATGACTATTATCCTACGCGATTACGAAGTGCCAAATTGCCCGGTTAAGGCACTGGCGCAAGACTATACAGATAGACTCGATAAACTAGAATCCATACGCTTACGTTATCGTGAAGCTGAAGATTTATATAACGAAACTTTAAATGAAACAAAACAGTGTGAAACACATTTAGTTAAACTTGTCGGTTCAAATTGTGTTAGCGTTTCAAACGGTCGAATTCTTGTAGCTAATCAAAGTTATAACAGAATTGAACTAAAACAGTGTATTAAATAATATGACATTTGACGAACTAAACAAATGGGATGCCCGATTTTTAGAATTGGCTGATGTTGTTGCTACATGGTCCAAAGGCCCGCGCAAGCGCGTAGGGGCCTGTTTAGTGCGTCCTAATCGATCCATTGCAAGCCTGGGTTATAACGGCCCGCCTAGAGGCTTTGACGACGAATTATTTCTGACGTTACCGCGCGACGAACAACATAAAATTGTTGTGCATGCTGAATACAATGCTCTTGAACAATTGTCCGATAGTGACAAATTGTTAGGCTCGGCTGCAAACCTAACGCTCTACGTTACGCCGCTCTACCCATGCAAGCATTGTGCCGAAAAGATCGTGAAAGCTGGAATCGTTAGGGTTGTTGCCTACTGTGGGCACATTTCCGACGATTGGGCCGAGTCAGCAAAAATTGCTGAAAATATTTTTAAACATGCTGGTGTAGATTACGTTCCTGTTGTATAATTCAGTTGTCACACCGACACAATCTAAACTTTTGGAGTTAACACTATGGCTACCGCATCACCACGTAAGAGCAAGCCCACTTCCGTTGCTAGTCCTGTTGCTACTGCGTCCGTTCCCGTTTATCAAGAACTTTCGTTGAATGATGTAATTGAAGCAACCAAGGCTGGTAATATCGTATATACTAGCCCTGCATTTCACAATCCGCTGATCGCATCGGGACAAGTTGAAATCAACCCCGATATGATCGATGAACATGGCAATATCGCCACTCGCGCAATTCTTAAGGAAAACAAAATGACTGATACCGCTACCGTTGAAACCAAGCCCGTCTTTGAAATCGAAGATAACGTTGAAATTCCTGAAAAGGTTCGTAAGACTTCTGGCACGCGTGCCGGTCGTACTGCTGTGTATCCTTTTGAAAAGCTGGAAGTCGGTCAATCCTTTTTCGTGCCAAATAAAGAAGGTACGAATAAGAAGGGTCAACCGTTTAGCCCTGCCGTTAAGGCAATGGCTTCTACCGTTGCAGGTGCTAACGCACGCTACAGCGAAGTGATCGAAGGCGAAACCCGCACGATGAATCGCGGTAAGAACAAGGGTGCAGTTGTTCCCGCAACAAAGCAAACCCGCCTGTTCAAGCTGTTTGAAGCATCGAAGACGCTGCAAGACGGTTCTACGGTTCCTGGCGCATACGTTAAGCGTATGGAATAATAGTTACGGCCGATTACTAGCGGCTTAAGGTTTGGTATTCTTTGCTCTGCTAAACCGGTTAACTATAAAAAGCGACTAGGGTTCAGACCCGTGATTCAAGTGTGACCCGCTTGCTACCGCTTCAAACCCCGCCTTTGTGCGGGGTTTGTTTTTGGGGAGTGCCTATGCCCTGGCCGATGCTCTACGGCCCGTCCTGCGGCTGATGCGTGCCCATGCTGGACATTCGGTTACCAAGCCCTACAATATCCGAATTTAAGGATAAATCATGCCTGGAACTTCCCGCGTTTTAATTCCCGTTTGCTTCGAGAAAACCACAACTGGTATTCAAACAGCGCCAGATGGTAGAGCCTATGCTAGTTTGTTTGGTAGCGATGCGTTAGATACAACTTATCAAGCCACAGTAGAAGGTACGGGCGCAGTAACTGCAACTGTTCAAATTGAAGTATCTAACGATCTTAAAGGATGGTTAGTGGATGCAATTGCTACTTTAGCTTTAACTGGTACAAACGTAGCTACGGCAGGTTTTACTTCTAGTGCAAACTGGATGTATGTACGCGCAAATATTACCGCAATTACCGGCACTGGTGCTAAGGTAACAGTTACGATTGGCGGTTAATATGGGACTAGGCTTTTCTAGTTCTTTAAAACGTGCTCAATCTGGTGCGGCTGCTGGTAAAGGGTTTTTAAATTCTTTACAATTTAGTAGTGGTATTGGTGGCGGTAGTTCACAACCAGTAATCATTAATCCGATAATGTTTGCCAACAGAATTGGCACACCTACTCAGCCAATTTTGAATAGTAGTAATTGGAAACAGTTTAATCAGCGCGTCGGAATTACAAATTTATCTGACGTTTCGTTGCAACAACTTTTCTTTCGATTTGCTAACGTTAAGGCTGACGGTAATGGCGATTCTGCTGCTACGGTAAAAATCGGATTGATTGGTGGTAATACTACTTCTACCGATCCGGGACGTTCGCGGCTGTTGACCTGGGACGCTGGCGGCTCAACTTCAAAAGTTATTGCAGCCGGTGCAATCGCTGAAACCTATCCAACAGACCTTGGCGCACCACTAGCACCGGGTAACATGCTTCAGTTGACTATCAATATTACATTCCCGACTGCACCCGCATACGTACCCTGTACTAATATTCAATGTGGCAGTTTCCCATATGATTCTAATGAAGCTGGTGTAACGGTTACTGATAAGAGTATGAGTGGTGTTCTCGGTTCTTATGCAATGACTCGGCAAATCTTTGGGCCAATCGGTGCATACGGTACGCCTGTTGTTGGCCCTACTGCGGTTAAACCACGTGTGTTGATTTTTGGCGATTCTATCGTTGTTGGTGCTAACGATACAACAAGTGGTGCGCTAATTGGTTGGTTGCAACGTGCATTGACGGGTTCATATTCCTGGGTTGCTGCTGCACAAAATGGTTATTCGTGGACCAATATGGTAGGTGCTGCACGTGCACGAACTTTAAGCCCTGTGCGAGATGGGGCATTCACACATGCAATTTCAGGACTAAACACTAACGATTTTGGATATGCGGTAAGTGCTGCACAAATTTACGCAGCCATGATTAGCGTTCGTGATGAATTGCTAACAAAAGGTGTAAAGTTAATTGTTTGCACATCCTGGCCTCGCACCAATGCAGGTAACACGGCGCAACAAGCTGGTGATCCTGCTAACGTATTTACACGCCGTTCAGACCTTAACCAATTGATTCGAGATAACAATGGGGTTGGTTACGGCTATTATGATTTAGCCGCACAAACGGAAGACGGCAATACGGGTTTATGGCGTACCGATCTTGGTTCACCAACTGCTGATGGTATTCATCCTGAAACAGTAATTCATACAAATGTTAGAATTGATTTAGCATCTAAATTGTCTACGCTTTTAGCGGTCTAATTATTTAACAATTCTTGCAAAGCCGCCTACGGGCGGTTTGTGTCGTATGCACATCTGACAATCAGTTGCAGACATTGACAGTATGGACGCCTACACTGTGGGCTATCTATGACCTACAAGGGCATTATGTTTGCACGTCCATGCTACAGCGGGTATCATTGGCCAATCCGGCCTGAAAGGTCGCAAATGAACTTACCTTTTAAAATGCCCGATAAAGATTCAAATTTTGGCAAGTTGACAGATCACACCGGTACAGCCGTTGTAAAGTATTGGCCTATCATTATTGCTGTAGTTGCCGCATCATTATCTGTAGGTGCGATTTATACTAAGCTTGACTATATCGCTAAGGTGTTAGATCGTAACGAATCGCAATTTAATGCGTTTAATGATCGTCAAACTTTATTTAGTCAATCGACTATTGAAATGCGTAGCCAGTTAAGTAATCAAAACGAAACAAACGCAAGGTTTGTGCAACAACTTAACGATATCAATAGGCGCGTAGATGCTATTGCTGATAAACAAAGGTGGGCTCCAAAATGAGTATTGGCATCCGAATCCGTTTCATCGATACTGCTAAAAGCTGGTGGCGCATGTGGAGCATTCGTTTCACCGCTTTAGGTACTGCCCTATACACATATTTAATTGCATCACCTGATGTAGTTTTACAAGCATGGAACTTTTTACCAAATGATGCTAAATCTTTTATTCCCACAGATTATGCTTTATGGATTCCAGCAATCCTTATGGTATTGGGTATGTTTTCCAGAGTCGTTAAACAGGAAAAAATTCCAGACCCGAAAGTAGAAGATGGCACGCCTAAAAACGATTAGTGCTAATCTGAATGCGCTTTTGGAAACAATTGCGTATGCTGAAGGTACATCAACTAGTCCAATTACCAAAGACGAAGGTTACGATGTAATCGTGTCCGGTGTTGATGGTCCTGAGATTATGACTAGTTATGTTGACCATCCGTTTGCAAATGGTCGCAAGTCTAAAGTAATTAACTCTAAAGGCTTAACTTCTAACGCTGCTGGTAAATATCAGCAAATGTTAAAAGATTGGGCGCACTATAAAAAGTTGTTAGGTTTATTTGATTTTGGACCAATCGCGCAAGATAGGTTAGCTATTCAACATATTAGAGAATGCCGCGCATTAGTGTTGATTGAGAATGGGGATTTTGAAGGTACGATTGAACGTATTCGTAATATTTGGGCGTCTTTGCCCGGTGCTGGTTATGGTCAACGTGAACATAATTTCAATGACCTATTGGCAGTATATTTAAGCAAAGGTGGCAAACTGTGGGCATCGAAACAATCCTCGGCTTCATTGGTGCAGCCATTGCCGGTATCTTTGGAGCCTTCTTTATCGGACGCACCAAAGGTAAATCCAAAGCCGATACAGACAACCGAATCAGACAATCCGAAATCGACTCTCAACGGGTTGTTCAATCTAATCAAAAAGCTGCTGACGCGCAAGTAAAAGCCGCTACAAATTCAACTGAAGTACGCAATGAAGTTACTAAGCTTGATAATGGTGATGCTCTTAACGAGTTGCGCACAAACTTCGCCCGTGATTCAGACGGAAACAAAAGTAATTGATACGTCTTGCAGTTGGGTTAAAGTCATTTCAATTTCAATTAAAGATGAGATTAGCGACGTTACCGCCCGTCAGATACTGGCGCATAATCGCCTAGTATTAAAGAATTGTCCGAAGTGATGTTATATTCGGGCTAAGGCCCTTTATGCAACAAGACGATGAACTTAAATTAAAGGCTGCTTTTGCAGCCTTTTTACTTGAAACAGGCGATAGATTCGCGGCCGCATTCAAGCTATACGGCGCTGAAAAAGATCGCGGTGAAGCCCTGCGCATCGCCTTTGCATGGGAGAAAGACCCCGCTGTAATCATTGAAATGGAGCGGCTGAAACAGAATCAGCCAAATAAGAATATTCCTACCAAAGAACAGGTTATCGAACAACTTTGGAACATGGCACAAAACGAAAAAGTTTATGCTAAGGATAGGTCTACCGCTGCATTTATGGTTGCAAAGATGCTGAAGTATGTTGATTCTGATGATACAGAATCTAAACGCATGCCTACGCAACCTGTCTATCAGATTGTTAAAGAATGAGTTTCGGCCTAGAGCCATTAGAACCGCTAGAAGCTGTCGTAAGTGAGATATTTCCCGCTTATGCTGAATTGCTGCAACCTGCGCGATTCAAGTGTGCTTATGGTGGTCGTGGTTCTGCTAAAACTAGAACGTTCGTAACGATCCTATTAAATAACGTCCAATACTTTGGATGGCGCTTAGTTTGCTTTCGTGAAGTAATGAAGTCGTTAGATGATTCAGTGTTTCAAGAGTTCACTGATGAAATCGAACGAACCGGACGTAACGAATATTTCAAGATTACAAAAGGGCACATATCGTGTCCTTTGTCCGGTGGTACGATTAAATTTGATGGTTTGTTTAGAAATCAACAAAAACTAAAAGGCTATGCGGGTTTTGATGCGGCATGGGTAGAAGAAGCAGAAAACGTTACTGCTGAAAGTTGGAAGTTTCTAATTCCGACATTGCGTAAAGATGGCTCTGAAATTTGGGTTTCTTATAATCCCGATGACCCATTAAGCGCAACGCATACAATGTTTGTATCGGATAGAAAATATCCCGATTATGTAAAAAACGATGACGGTACACAACGCCGATATTGCATTGTATTAAAAGTTAATTATACCGAAAATCCGCGCTTTCCTGAAGAATTGCAAATTGACATGCAATTAATGAAGGAAAATGATTACGATTTATATTTGCATGTTTACGAAGGTGAACCCGTAGGTAACAGCGATCTAGCGGTGATTGCTCCTAAATGGATTGCTGCCTGCATTGATGCCCACAAAAAGCCCATAGCGGGCACGGAAGACCTACTGCCGTTCACTGGTGGCGGATGGATGGCAGGGTTTGACGTAGCTGACGAAGGTAAAGATAAAAATGCTTTCATTTGGCGTCATGGACAAATTGTTGTAGGTGCTGAAGAATGGAAAGACGAAGACCCTAATACGGCCGCACGAATGGTATTTAACAATTCGCTGCAAATGGGTATGGATACCGTTACATACGATAATATCGGTGTTGGTGCTGGTGCTAAAGGTGCAATTAGGGAAGAGGCTAAAAAAGTTCGTGCTAAAAGCATTAAAGTTAAAATACCTCAATATAGAGGTTTCACAGCTAATGCATCGCCATTAAATCCCGAAATGCAATACATGCCGGGTAAAACGAATGAGGATATGTTTGTCAACTTAAAAGCACAAACATGGTGGTTAGTGCGAGATAGGTTTAAAAATACTTACGATGCATTGGCCGGAAAGCCTTATGATCCACAAAAGCTAATCAGCCTGGATTCAACTATCCCTACTGTGGGCAAACTGGCCGCAGAATTGGCGCAACCTAGACGCGATTTGCAAAACGGCAAAGTTATAATTGAATCCAAAAAAGACATGAAGAAACGCGGTGTTGTATCTCCTAACTTAGCAGACGCTTTAGTTATGGCATTTGCACCTGAAAGCGGTTTCAAAATTGAGAATTTAATTTAAGGTTAGTTATGGCTAAAAAAGTACGATTAGATAATGGCTATATGAATGCGTTTATGCCAGTTCGGCGTGGCCGTAGTTTAAATTACAGTGCTGAAATGATGGGCGGTGGTAACTATCTTAGTCAACCGCAATTGCAATCGTTATATATGCATAACGGTTTTGCACGTATTATTTGCGATAGTGTCGCTGAAGAAATGACTAGGGCGGGTTTTGAAATCAAAAGTAAAAACGATGCTTTAACTGAAGATGACATTGATACTATTAAATCACGTTTAGAAGAATTAGACGCCGTTAAACATTTTAATGAATCGCTTAAATGGAGCGGTGCGTTTGGTGGTGGATTAGTTGTTTTAGGTTTAGATGACGGCAATAAAGATATGGCTGTAGAATTAAATGAAGAATCTATTACTCGCGTTGATTTTATGCGCGTATATGATCGTTTCGATGCTATACCCGAAAGCCGATACGACGATCCAACTAACGAAAAGTACGGAAAAGTGGCAGTTTGGAAAATAACGCCGCGTCAAATGGGAGGTTCCTATTTGGTACATGAAACCCGTACTTTATGGTTTGACGGTGAATCTGTACCAAATGATATTAGGTCTGAAAATGATGGATGGGGTGCAGCTAGACTTCAAACTTGTTTAGTTCAACTAGTGCGCATGGATAGTGCCCACAAGTTAGCACTATTGCTGATGGATCGCATGCAACAAGCTGTGCATAAGATTCCCAATTTATCTGAAATGGTCGGTGACGCTGAAGGGGAAGCGGCAGTTGCTAAGCGTGTTCAAGTTGTTGATATGGTACGCGGCGCATTGAATACCATTATTATTGATGCGTTAGAAGAATATCAAATTACATCATTATCTATTTCTGGTGTTAATGATTTGTTAGATAGATTCGCTGAAGCATTAAGCGCAGTATCTCGCGTGCCTGTATTCATCTTAATGGGGCGTACAGTTGGCGGTTTAGGCGGTAATGGCGAATCGTCTAAAGAAGGTTGGTATGCGCAAGTGGAAGCATGGCAAAACGACAAACTGCGTAAACCGCTAGATCGTTTAATCTCATTTATTTTGTTAGAAATGTCAAAGGGTAAAACCGATGGCGGTTCTTACACACTTGAATTTAATCCGTTGTCCGCACCTAGTGACAAAGATCAAGCTGAAATTGATTACAAAAAAGAACAAGCTAAAAAGGCCAAAGCTGATACGTTAAACGTTTACGTTACTGCCGGTGCAATGGATCAAGACGAAATGCGCGAAGAAATCCGCGAAGAATACAACTTGATTGGTACAGCACCAGAGCCAGAGCCTGAACCATTAGAAAACGTTGTGTTAAACCCTGGACAAAAGATCGCACCAAATCTACCGGGCCATAATAATCCTGCCCTACCTGTGGGCAAGAAGAAATGATTGCGTGGCTGCAACCTAGACATTGGGAAAGGCGCTACGGCAATTTTCTCAAAAAGACCAATGCAGAATTGCGTAGGGAATTCTTAGCGCGCTTAGGTCATATTATCAAACTACAAACGTTAGCTAGTTATCAGGAATCGTTAGTTGATGATACGCAATTAATCATTAATCAAAATAAAATTCAAGAAGAAACTAACAATTTACTTCTTTGGTGGAGTGGTAGAAAGCCTGAAGTTTTATATACGATTGCAGGATATTTTAGCGTTGTAAATATTTATAACGATAAACAGTTTCGCGCAGTTGTTAGAAGTGCAACAGGTTTATCTATTCCACCGACGCAATCTGTAGGTTATGAAGTCGGTTCTTTATATTCGTCACCTACTGATATTCTAAATAAATTTGGTGAAGCTGCTGACGTATACAGAACTGAACCATTTTTAAACGGTTTGTCTGAAAACTGGAAAGCTGTACAGGAAACTTATATTGATAAAACGGTACAACAAACTATTTCAGAAGCTGTTTTAACAGTTAGAAACGGTTTAGTAACTTCTGCTGTTGCAAAAACCATTTTAAACGCAGTTAATACTAAGTTTGAAAGTGTTGACAAACGTGTTAATTCGTTTGGTTCACAACAAATTGATAAGTTAGATAATCAACTAACTAGTAAACGTCAACAGTCATTAGGTCTAAATCAATATGTTTGGGATACCCGTAAAGATGAAAGAGTGCGGGGCGATCCTACCGGTTTATATCCAAACTCTAAACCTTCTCATTACGCTAGACAGAATGACATTTACAGTTGGAATAATCCACCTGAAGGCGGACACCCTGGCGAAGCTGAAGGCTGTAGGTGCCGTCCGTTAATTCGACTGCCTAGATAAAAATATTTTGTGCAACTGCCCACAATCGGTTATATACTCGCGCACATGGTCACCAAAACACGATTTGATTACGTAGAATTAAAAGTCAAAAAGACTGACGAAGGGTTTATTTTAGATAGCCCTAACGTTGCTCGCACTGGCATTTTGACCTATCGTAACGATGATGGATCAATGCGGCGTGAGTTGCGTTTACCGGAAGACGTTTTCCATACCGATGCTTTAAATAGCTTCAAAGGAAAACCCGTAACGGTAGATCATCCGAAAGGATTAGTAACGCATGCTGATATTGATAAATATCAAATTGGTACGATGTTATCCGCTGGCCGTCAGGACGGCGATAACGTACTGGCTGATATTGTTATTCATCAACCTGGTAAAATTGGTGAACGTCGTCAATTATCGTTAGGTTATAATGTAGATTTAGACGAAACGCCCGGTGAATGGAATGGACAAAAATACGATGCTATTCAGCGTAATATTCGCGTTAATCATTTGTCGGTAGTGAAAAGCGCCCGCGCTGGTGCGCAAGCTCGTTTGAATATGGATTCAGACGAAGAACCTTTATTAACGGAAGTAAATCAAATGCCTAAAATTCGCTTGGATTCTGGTATTGAATACGAAGCCGCACCGGAAGTTATTGTTGCAGTTGAAAAGCTGCGCATTGACGCTACGGCGCTGGCAGATGTAGTCAAGACCAAAGATACTGCTATTGCAACCCTTACGGGTGAACGTGACACGCTTAAAGCGCGTGTTGATGGTTTGCCCGCTGAAATTGAAAAGGCTCGCACTGATGCAGCCGCTGAAATTGAAGCACACAATAAGCTGGTTGCAGTTGCAACTAAGTTTAACGTTGATTCTAAGGATAAAACCGCAGATCAAATTAAACATGCTGTGATTCAAAAGTTCAATAAAGACTTTGACCCTAAAGACAAGTCGGCTGAATATGTGCAAGCTGCATTTGATATTGCAGTTTCTAGTTTCAAGACTGATGCGATCGCAACGCAACGTCAAACGGTTAACTCTACCCAAAAAGTTAATAACGATGGCGATGATAAAAAGGTTGATCCCCGCGAAGCATATATTGCAACGTTGGGTTCTAATGGCACTAAGGCTAAGGAATAATCATGCAATTAAGCTACACTCAATATCCGTTGCCCTTAGCCCTGGGTAATATTTACGATACGTCTTTACGTCAAATCGATAGCTTCATTGCGCAAGGTGCCGTAGGCATTGCTAAGGCTGTCGTTTTGGGCACGGCTAAGGAAAGCGCCACCAAGCGCGGTCAAGTCGTGCAAGCCGGTACGGGCGCAGGTCAAGGCGCATTGATCGCTGGTATCACCATTGTTTCGCTGACGGTTGAACAAAGTTCCGCTGGTCTGGTGCAATACGCGGATAAAGATACCGTGCCAGTTATGACCAAAGGCCGGGTTGTGGTTGAAACCAATGACGCAGTAGTTGCCGGTTCGGTTGCTAACTTCCATCTTGCTACTGGTAAATGGACCGATGAAGCCGTGGCTGCTGGTATTGAAGCTACCGTTTTAATTAAAGTGCGATTCATTACTGGCACTACTGCTGCCGGTTTGGCCGCTGTTGAAGTTACCAAGCAATAAGAGGATACCATGCCTAATACACAACGTTACGATGAAGATTTAGCCGATATTGAAGCGGCTATTCCAAGTGCTGGCGGTGCCCGATTAGATGCTAATGAAAGCGTTTTCTTCGCCCGCCAATTAGAATACATCCGTTCTAAGATTTACGAAATCAAGCGCGTTCGTATGAGCGCATTGGAAGTATTTCCAATTGATCGTTCGATTCCTGAATGGGCTGAAACCATTACGTATCGCATGTACGATGCAACTGGTATTGCTAAAATCATTGCGTCTTACGCTGATGATTTGCCAATGGTTGGCGTTAGTGCTCAAGAGTTTGCATCTAAGGTTAAAACCCTTGGTGATGCATACGGTTGGTCTACCGCTGAATTGCGCGCAGCCGCTGCAACTAATATGCCATTGAAGGCCACCAAAGCCACTATGGCTAAAAAGGGTCACGATATCGCAACGAATGAAATTGCATGGTTTGGCGATGCGAATTCTGGTTTGCCGGGTTTCCTGAGCAATACCAACATTCCAGTTTGGACGGTTCCGTCCGATGGTACGGGTTCTAGCAAGCTGTTTTCTAATAAGACGCCCGATCAAATTATCCGTGATTTGTCAGCCTTTGTGAATTCGGTCAAGTCCCAATCCAAGGGTGTGCATCGCGCTACTGAACTGTGGTTACCCGATGACGAATATACGTACATTTCTAGTACTCTGCGCGGTGCTTACAATTCCGATTCGATCCTGAAAACGTTCCTTACGAATAACCCTGGTGTTATCGTGCGTCAACTTATCGAATTGGCCGATGTTGCAACCTACAGTAACTTAAACGTTATGGTTGCAATTGAAAATACTGAAGAAAATCTGCAACTGGTGTTGCCGATGGCCTTTAAGGAATATCCCCCACAGCCTAATAACCTGTCGTGGAAAGTTCCGTGCGAGTCGCGTATCGGTGGTGTGATCGTGGAATATCCTTTTGCAATGGCTATTGCATCGGGTATTTAATTTAAAACGGCCCTATAAAAGCTTGCATCACTGTGGGCATTTATAGGGCCTTATTTTGGAGTTTATAAAATGGCTAATGAAGAACTAACCTATTTTAACGTTAAGAATAAAAGTATTCGCCTTGTCCATATCGGCGGTGTTTCTATTCCACCTGAAAAAGTGGTTGCGGTATTGGATGATGAAAAGGGTATTAATCGTATTGACGTCGAAGGTTCGGAATATCTGGAAGAAACCGACGAAGAGGTTAGCGATATGCCCACAGTAGAAGCTGAAAAGCCGAAAGCTACTAAGAAGGCCGCTAAAACCGAAACCGCTACTAAGACGGCTACTGGTGCAGGTTGGAATTCTAAGTAATTGACGTATGAGCACACCACTAGAATATTTTAGGCAATTTGCATCGGAATTTAATCAAATTCCAGATGGTACGGTGGATGCTTGGATTAATAGCGCAAAAGTAATTATTGCAGCTACTGAGTACGTTACTGAAAAGTCTAAATTAAGTTTAGCTTTATACGGTGCGCATTTATGCTGGATCAATCGTTATCCTGCGTCTGGTGGTGGTTCACGCGGCAATGTAATTTCTGAAAAAGACGATAAGTTAGAACGTAAATATAGGCCGATTCAAGGTAGTGATACGCCTTTAGGTCAATCGCCTTACGGTCAACAATATATTGAGTTGACGGGCAGTAATGTTAGACGCGCAGCAATTTTAACAAGATTTGGAACAGGATTAACAAATGGGTACTAAAACTAATTATCTGCGAAATAAACTGGTTGATTGGTTTTGGCGTGCCCAAACGTTCACGCCGCCAGCAACGCATTATTTTGGTCTGTTGACTAGCACTAAAGGTGCACGCGCTAACTCTACTGCATATGCTCTTAACGATACACTATCGTTAACGGCAAATGATGGTAAAACCCATTTGTATAAAGTCACCACGGCAGGCACATCCGCCGCCGCACAATCGACGCTCTACCCTGGCGTTGACGGTGAAGCCATCACAGATGGCACGATGGTAGCCACTGAGCAAGCCGCCGCCCTGCGCGCTGGCACTGCCGTAGAGGTTTCCGGGGGTTCCTATGCTCGCGTGGCCGTTACGGCGTCCCTGGCGAACTTTGCAGGCACGCAGTCGGCAGGCTCTACTTCTGCATCATCGGGCACAACTGGTTTAACCAGTAATAACGCTGCAATTACTTGGCCTGCGCCTACTGCCAATTGGGGTTTCGTTTGGGGTGTTGCAACTTATGATGCATCCACTACAGGTAACCCATTAGAGTATGGCGGTTTAACTACGGTTAAAACGGTCAATAATGGTGACGCTGCACCTAGCTACCCAATCGCCGCATTTACTGCAACTGAAGACGTTTAATAATTAAAAGGTTCACATGGCTACATATTCTGAGTTGGCGGCTGTCGCTGCTGATAGAACATCGCAAACCGAAGCTTTACGGGTTCGGATTCAGGTAGCTTCAGTATTAGCATGTGAAGCTATTAGACAAGAGGTTGTAACTACACCTAACCATGCTGCGCGGGTAGCATGGGCAGTTAACGTAATGAATAGCCCCGGTGCGTGGCAAGATCGCGTACTGTGGGCAGTATTGGCGCAAAACTCTACTGCTACCACTGCACAAATTTTAGCTGCTGATGATGCAACCGTGTTAGCTAAAGTTTTATTAGCTGTAAACCTGTTAGCTGGTGGCATTGCATAATGGCTGACATTAAAGTTAAATATCCTGCAAATAGCACAGTAGCATTAACCCATGCGCTGGCTAGTTTAGCATCAGACACTAATTTATTAGCCGGTCGTGCTAGTACGGCAGTTGATAATACATCCAATCAAGATTTGGACCATTTGTTAAGTGGTGTTATTCGTATGGGTTCTACCCCTACAGTAAATACTCAAATTGAAGTTTGGATTTATGCGCCAATTTCTATTGCATCGGGCACACCTACTTATCCCGATGGAATTACCGGAACTGATGCTGCTAAAACAATGACTAGTGCAAATGTTAAATTTTCTGCATTGCGATTAGCTACTACAATCATTGTAGACGCTACCGCTAGTAGAGATTTTTCGATTGCCCCTATCAGTATTGCCGGTTTATTTGGTGGCGTATTGCCGCCATTTTGGGGCGTATTTCTTACACAAAATACCGGTGCAGCATTAAATGCAACACAAGTTGCATTGCAATATAATCGCATTCAATCTCAGACGGTATAAATTGTGGCTGGAAATATATTCCCGGCTGTGCGTAGACAACTACCGCAAACCCTCACCCCAATTAATTGGAACAATCCAATTACAAGAGGTTTGGCAGAATGCCTTACAGGCGGTATAGATCACGTAAATGGAATACCGTTAGAATCCCGCCTTAATATCGGTATTAATCGATCCGGTTTGTTAGTTAGCGGACAGGGCTCGCATCGCCCTAATTCTGATGTATCGCCAGTTACTGTTATTGGTCATCATCGAATAACTTTCGATAACAGCGACTACGGCGGAATTCTTTACGGGTTCTATTACGATGGTTCGGACAACTCACAATTTGGAATGAGTTTCGCCGATGGTGTCATATATTGGATTAACCGTGCAAACAGTAGCATAGTTACCGTAATCGGTAGTTACACACTAGGTCAGGATAGTGTTTACGGGTTGACTGGTGTTCTAGGCAGCGGTGCCGATGCTACAGCCTATAGGGATGGAGTTGCCCTCGGTACGCCAGTACCTCAATCTGGCAGCGGTGTGTTTGTCCCGGATTCGCGCCGGGTCATGTCCCAGGCAAGCTCCAATAGCGGCGCTACTGGTAAGTCATCGTCGTGGTTCTATCGGTTCACGCGGGTGCTGTCGGCGCGGGAAATGGCTTTACTTAGTGCCGATCCTGCACAAGTATTCATGCCTGTGCAAAAACGGTTGTTTATTCCCGTATCATCCGCACCGGCTGCAACTTTTCAAAGTGATCTTTTAACTAAGCATTTGGTATCAAGTAGTGTTGCCACTCAGATTTTATTAAACGCAGGTTTAATAAACAAAAATTCTTTATCTGGTTCTTTAATTGGAATCAGTGCAAGTTTTGCCGCGTCGTTATTAAATAAAAATAATGTAACAGCTAACCTTTCCACAAGCGTTAGATTAGCTTCAGCATTAGCTAACAAAAATACAGTAACCTCTGCATTAAATGCATCAATTGCATTTGCGGCATCGCTGACAAATAAAAATGCGATAACGTCGGCATTAAATACAAGCATTGCATTAGCAAGTCAGCTAAATAATTATAATTTAATTATTTCCAATTTGGCCGGTACTGGTGCCACTTTTGGAAGTTCATTAAATAATAAGAATGAAATTACATCTAGTTTATTAAGTGCTATTAATCTTGCCAGTAGTCATAATAACTATAATACTATTGTATCAGCGTTAACTACGCAAGCCGCAGGCTTAACTAGTAGTTTAGCCGCTAGAAACTTATTAGTATCAGATATTTTAACGGCGGTTCGTTTAGCATCTTCAGTATCTTCTAAGAATGATATTACGGCGGCTTTTGGTACTAATGCCGCTTTATTTTCTTCTAACTTACAAAACTATAATTTAATATCGTCGATATTATCTAGTCTGTCAATTTCTCTGTCTAGTTCGATTCAAAGTAAATCGACTATTCAAAGCAATTTGCAAACTCTGATTAAACTGGCGTCAGCATTACAATCTAAATCAAATATTCAATCACAGTTAGGCGCTCTAGCGAATGCGTTTGCTTCTAACTTAGAATCTAAATCGAAAATTGAATCTATATTGCAAACTGCAATTAGACTCAGTACTTTAATCGAATCTAAAAATTCTATTACTGCACGTTTTGAAGTATTTGATTTAGGTAATTCGGTTCGTTATGCCTTTGTACCTAATTACAGCAACTTAGAATATTTAGGCCAAGAGAAAGACTTAGCCCTTATAATGCAGGCGCTGAATCTTGATTTTCTAATGGGCGAATAATGAGCATTACAGAAACTGGCGATGCGTGGGATTTATCGAATCCGTTAAAGCCTATTGCAATACTTGATCCAAATGATATTTGGGATGTTCCGTTTTCAGTTGCACCTTTAGTTGCAGTTGTTGGATTCCCGTATGCATCTCATAGCATTCTATGTGGTCCTGAATTAGAGTGCTCTACTAGTACGTTTGATGATATTGACACAATTACAGCTAGGTTCAAACAGGCTTCAGGGCAAGTTTTAGCCACTGGTACTACTTATAGTGCAACTTTTCGCATTGTTTTAACTAATGGCGAAAGCCGAGATAAAACACTTTATTTTAAAATGAAGGCTCGATAATGGCACTAATCGTTGAAACTGGTAATGGGGTTTCCGGTGCTAATTCGTATGTTGATTTAGCGTATGCGCGTGCCTATGCCGCGCAGCAAGGCTTAGACCTACCCGTTGTGGATGCAGATGCTGAAGTGCTGTTACATCAGGGTATGGCCGCTATTGAATCGTTCGGCGGAAAGTTTCAAGGCTTTAAAGCGGACGCGGACCAAGCTACGCAGTTTCCGCGAAGCCAAGTTTATTTAGACGGTTTTAAATTAAGCAATGATGTAATCCCTGAAACACTAAAAGTTGCTCAGGTTCGCGCCGCTATTTTTGTTGGTGAAGGTATAGACTTTTTCGCTACGGTTGACGGGCAATTAATTATTGAAGAAACCGTTGGACCTATTACAACAAAATATGGCGATGAATATTTTGCCACTATTGACGGTCAACCTATTTATAAAACAATTATTAGTTTCCTAGAACCTTTGCTAGTAAAGGATTCTGGTTATCGTTTAACTAGTAGGCACGGTTTCTAATGGCTCGATTTGATAGACAAATCAAGACCGCGCTACGGTTGATCCAAAAGAACGGGCAAGCTGTAGCATGGGTTAAAACGGTGGATGCGATTCCAGATGCGGATATGCCATGGTTACCTGTGGGCACAACGAACACGAATTTTGCACCGTACATTTGTTTCTTGCCATTAGATTTACAGGGTAAAGAGTTTTTGCATGCGTTAGGGGTTACCGATGCATTTACAGGTACATATTACGGTTTAATGGGTAATGTACCTTTTGAACCGTTGGTTACTGACGTTGTTACTAGGGATGGCGTTAAATTGGATATTGCAAGTATTGATTTGCTTTCTCCAAACGGCCAAAAGATTTTATACACAATCATTTTTAATGGGTGACATATGACTAAGAAACTTGTAAACGAAATTCTTTATTTTATTGTTGGCGAAGTTCCGACTAATAAAGAATTTGAAAAAGCTGAACCTTTTATGAATAAAGGTCCGTTTCTCGAATTCGTTAGTTTGGTTACTTTAGATTTGAATGCGCCGTTACGCGATAACGTTGGTGTAGCAGGTGCTGTACCTGATGCGTATAAACAATTTAAAGTGTTGGATGCTACGCCGGTTAAAGTTAGCGAAGAAAAAGCTAAGAAATAATGATAACGTCATATTCAATCGCTAGGAATGAGATATTCGGGCAATTGAATATCGTAAAACCGGCTTTGGCAACGCTGTTAGGCTATGCTCCGAAAATTATTTATCAAGGTGTTGAATCTAGCGATAAAATGCCCACAGATGGGCTTTGGATTCGCGCATCTATGGTCACTGTTGACGAGAGCCAAGCAACATTACGTGATGATAACGGGCGACGTTATAACACTGATGGTATATTTTTTGCACAAATTTTTATTCCTAAAGTGCCTGTTGAAATGTATGACAAAGGTGTAAAAACGGCCGAAATAATCAAAAATGCTTATCGGGGTAAACAAACCGAAAGCTGTATATGGTTCAATCGGGTGCGAATTCAAGATAACATACCGTCCGAATCGGCTTGGTTCCGGCTTAATGTGGTTGCAGAATATCAATACGACGAAATAGGATAAAGGGGTTAATATGGTTTGCGCAATTAATAAAATCGATTCAAACATTACCGGTTTAGCTTTTGCTGAAGAGGTTTGTTTGAAACAATTACCTGCTACGGTGCCAGATGGTTTTGAACCCACATGGTACGGGTTAGAGCCTAATAGTTATTCTGATTTAGGTGGTGAAATCTCTACGGTTGCACGCGCACCTATTGATCCGTCACGCCAAAATAAGAAGGGTACTATTACCGACTTGGATGCATCGGGCGGTTTCAATACCGACTTTACGCAATCCAATATGACTCGTTTATTGCAAGGTTTCTTCTTTGCAGATGCGCGTCAACCATCTAGCACGCAACCTTTAAACGGTACGCAAATTCCTGTAACTGGTGTTGTTGGTTCGTCTAAGACGTATTCGGCTGCATCCGGTTTGGCCGTCTTTGCAGTGTCTAATTTGATCGAAGCCACAGGCTTCAATCAAGCATCTAACAACGGTTTAAAGACTGTTGCAACCTCTGCCGCAGGTGCTATTACAGTTGCCGAAGTTCTGGTTGATGAAGCAAGCCCGCCAGCTACCGCACGTTTAGACCGCGTAGGCTTTCAGTTTGCATCGGCCGATATTAACATTGCGGTTACTGCCGGTATTCCATCGCTGACGGCTACGGCTGCAACGTTTAATACTAATGCAGATTTGTTTCCTGGCAAGTGGATTTTCTTAGGTGACGATACTGTAGGTAATCGTTTTGCAAATAACGTTGGTTATGCGCGCATCAAATCGATTGCAGCTAAGTCTATCACGTTTGACCAAACGACTTGGACGCCAGTTAACGAAACGGGCACAGGTAAGACTATTCGTATTTATGTGGGCACTTCCATTAAAAACGAATTGCTACCATCGCTGATTAAAAAGCGTAGCTATAATATTGAACGTCAATTAGGTTTAGGCGCGTCCGCTACTCAAGCTGAGTATTTGGAAGGTGCAGTTGCTAATGAATTCACGCTGAATATTCCACAAGCTGACAAGCTGAATGCCGATCTTTCGTTTATTGCTAGTGGTAATACGCAACGTTCGGGCGAAAGTGGCGATTTGATTAAAGCTGGTACGCGAGTTGCTGCTCCTGGTGAAGATGCGTTCAATACGTCATCTAATATCTATCGCATGAAGCTGTCTGTTGTTGATCCTACATCCTCTAATCCTACGTCTTTATTCGGTTACGCAACTGAAGCAAATGTTTCGATTAATAATGGTGTGACTCCAGATAAAGCAATTGGTGTATTAGGCGGATTCGACGTTAGCTTAGGTAACTTTGAAGTTGGCGGTTCGGTTACTGCTTATTTCACTACTGTTGCTGCCGTTAAAGCTGTTCGTAATAACGCTGACGTAGGTTTACATATCATTGCAGCTTCTAAGAATGCAGGTTTCATCTTTGACATTCCATTATTGGGCTTAGGTGGTGGTCGTGTGACGGTTGAAAAAGATGCGCCTGTCATGTTGCCATTGGAAACCGCCGGTGCACAAAATGCTAACGGTTATACGATGCTTTATGACAACTTCCCATATCTGCCGAATATTGCTATGCCGGTCTAATAAACCATAGTACACTACAAGGGCCGCGTAACACCGGCCCTTTTCTTTTGTCTAAATTTAGGAGTTACATTAATGAGTCTGTATAAAAACTACGCCACCGATTCGGTTAAAGAACAAACCGGAGTGCCAATTACGTTTGAACCTAATGATGATGGGACTATTCCTACTTTTATTTGTTCGCGTATTGGTGAATCAAATAAAGAATATACAAAAGCATTGCGGCATGCAACTAAGCCTTACGAACGTCAAATTGCCCTAAAGACTTTGCCACAAGAAAAAGATGCTGAAATTTATTTGAATGTGTTTGTGGATACGATCTTAAAGGGTTGGTCTAATGTTCGTGATGAAACGAATGTTGATATGCCATTTAATAAAGCTAACGCTAAGAAGTTGCTAACAGACTTGCCCGATTTGTATACCGAATTGAAAAATCAAGCTGGTGAAGCTGCATTGTTTCATAAGTACGGATTGGAAGACGAAGCAAAAAACTAATAGAAGTTTTGGCGTATTTGCTTGAACATGGGCCAAACGAGCAAAATATAGCTAGGCAAGCTCTGCAAATGGGTCAACCATTACCAGACTTCTTAGTTAATGCGCCAAAACTACAATTAGGCTTGCAAGTATTTTTGCAAGCCTTTTTTGATTTAGATAGCGAACGGTCTAACGGTATGGGGGTTACAATGATCCCTTGGAGTAGTATAAAAAACTACGCACAGGCTTATGATTTTGATACTGAATTGACAGAAGATTTAATTTATTTAGTTCGGCAAATGGATATTGCCCACACTAAGAGAATGGAAGAAAAATCAAAGGTTAACGATGGCGCGAACTCTAGGCGGATTGGCGGATAGGTTAGATAAATTGGCGGAAGAATCGCCAAAAATGGGTTCTAATTTGGCCGTTAAAACTGCATTTATCGGCTTAAAAGTTTTGTATAACCGGACGCCTGTTGACACTTCACAGGCTGTTTCTAACTGGATAGTTTCTTTAGAGAAACCTGATTACAGGTTTATTGATCCATATGTACCGGGTTATTTAGGTTATACGGCTGCATCTAGTATTGCTGCCGCAATGATGCAAGCTGAAAACATTTTAGCTACTAAGAAGCCTGGACAAACAATTTATATTACCAATAACGCGCCGTATATTCGTGATTTAAATTCCGGTACGTCTAGACAAGACCCGGGCGGATTTGTGGAAGCATCGGCTTTAATTATGCGCAAGTCGCTAAAACATTAGGATTAATATGGCTGACGAAAGTGTAGTTATTGAGATTATCGACAAAGTAGATAATTCTATTGCGTCAAAAATTAAAGCAATCGCAACCGAAGCAAGGGCCGGGCAAACATCATTAAATAGTCTTCAAGACGCTATTAATAAATTAGACGGTACAAAATTACAAAGCATTGTTAATAACTCCAGTTTGGCTAGTTCGGCATTAAATAAACTAGCTACCGCACAATCGCAATTAGCTACAGCACAAGCAAAGACTGCACAGGCCACGGCACAGGCTCAAGCGGCGCAGTCGCGCGCTACGGCTGCGGCAACTGCCGCCCAGGTGGCTACCGAAAAGCTTGCCGCCGCAGAGGCTAGGACGGCTGCTGCGCGTGATGCTGCCACGAAGTCAGCACTTAGCCTAGCTGCCGCCCAGGATCGCGCCACAGCCCGTGCTAAGGCCGCTGCCGATGCAGCTACCGCCGCCGCTGTGGCCGCTGCAAAAGGAACAAGCGCCATTGAAAAACAAGGTGTAGCGTTTAACAAATCTGGAATTTCTGTTAAACAATATAACGCTGCAATGCGTGGGGTTCCTGCGCAGATTACCGATATTGTTGTATCGTTACAAGGCGGACAACGCCCTCTAACTGTTTTGCTGCAACAAGGCGGACAATTAAAAGATATGTTCGGCGGTGTATTGCCTGCATTGCGGGCGTTATCTGTGGGCTTACTGGCGCTGATTAATCCATTTACAGCCGTAGGTGCAGCAATCGCATTGTTTCTTTTTTCAATGTATAAAGTTGAAACGGCAATGCGAGAATTGAATGGTTTAGCTGCACAGTTTGCAGCAACCGGACGAAGTGATATCGATAAAAGTTTCATTGTTCAATTACGTAAAGAATTGATGCTTTTACCGGATGTGTCTAAAGCCGCCGCAAATGAAATTATTTCTTCTTTTGCTGAAGTTAGAAACGTTAGCTCTACTACGTTAAAAGCTGCCGCTGGTGTAGTTTCTGACTTAGCAACCGCATTGGGTACAGATACCCCTAAAGCTGCTAAAACTTTAGCTGATGCTTTAAAAGACCCTGTTAAGGGTGCTATTGATCTAGATGAAAAGTTAGGTTTCTTAACTGAAACTGATTTTAAAACGATCAAAAGTTTGCAGGATTTAGGTAAAACTGCCGAAGCTCAGAAAATCATTATTGATAGGTTAAGTGGCGCAATTGGTGGCTTAACTAATGATTCGATGACGCCATTGCAAAAAGCGACAACTGATTTAGGTAATGCGTGGAATAAGTTTACTGGTGAAATGGCTAATACCGGCCCTATTGCCGCCGCAAATGCTTTCTTAGCTAAAACATTAGACGGTTTAACTTGGATTTTGGATAAGCTTTCAAGCTGGAAAATGCCCACATGGTTAGAAGGCATGTTCAAAGGTGGCTTGAATGGCATGGTGGCTAATGCGTTAGGCATGAATGACCAAAAAGGCGGTGCTACTGGCTCATGGGAACAGCCGCGTACACGCACGGCTGCACAATTAAAGCCTACCAAATTAAAGACTGACGCGGCAGGTATTACGGGTAAAAAAGGTTCAGATAAAACTGAAGAAAACCGCGCTACAGCTTTAGCTAAAGTTAATCTGCAATTAGATAATCAGCTAAAAGTTATGCGTATGCTTGGCCCTGAAGCTGAGAAATATGAAATGTTTAGCCGTATTGAAGAAGGTTTAATTGGTCGCAAAATTAAATTAAATGCTGAAGAAACGCAAACAATTAAAGACAAAATTGCCGCTATTGTAAATGGCCGTGAACTGCAACAGGAAACTAACCGTATTTACGAAGAATCGGTTTCACCTTTACGTAATTATCAAACGTCTTTGCAAGCAATTAATAATTTGCTAGAGGCCGGTACGATTACACAAGCTGATGCCAATAAGCAAACTTTACTAGCTTTCCAAGCATATGAGAAAATTAACGCACCGTTAAATGAGTATCACAAGGCGCTAGACGATGAAGCTGCATTGCGTAAGTTTCACGGTACTCAATTAGAGCAAGAAACCGCACAACAGAACATTATTAACGATTTGTTGACTAAAGGTATTGTTTTACGTAAAGACGAATTACAGACGCTGTTTGATCGTATCAAAGCCGGTCGTGAACTTAACGCAATTCACGCGGCAGAGAATCAATTAATTGCGGATTCTGTGGGCAAACGTCAAGCCGAAATTACACAGTTAACTGCAATTAAGAATTTAAAAGCTGATCCGAAAAGCGGATTTACTGAAGGCGATGCTTCTAAAGCTACTGCCGATATTCTACAATCGTCGGGATTTGATACGTCAATGTTGCAAGTTGGTGCTGACGCACAAGTTGCAGTTTATCAAAGCATGTACGACAAGATTAAACAGTTGCGCGAAGCAAATTTGATTAATGCACAAGATGCAGCAATGTTAGAGGCGCAAGTTAAGATTAAACAACTTGATACGCAGACGGCATTTGCACAAAGTTACTTTACCGGTTTAGCGCAATTATCAAATTCCTCTAACAAAAAGTTAGCGACTATTGGTAAAGCTGCCGCAATCAGCAATGCTATTATTGACACGTACAAGGCCGCTACGGGCGCGTATGCGTCCCTAGCGTCTATCCCCTTTGTCGGACCTGCATTGGGTGCTGCTGCCGCTGCTGCCGCCATTGGCGCGGGTATGGCGAACGTGCAAGCCATTCGGTCACAGGGATACAAAGAAGGCGGCTACACCGGCAATCTACCAAAGAGTGCTGTAGCTGGTTCGGTTCACGGTCAAGAGTATGTTATGGATGCTGCAACTACTTCGCGTATCGGTGTTGACAATTTAGATGCAATGCGACGTAACGGTAGATTGCCCACAGGTGGCAACAATACTGCGCCTGCTGTAAATCAAAACAATAACAACATGAAAATTATTAATCTGTTGGACCCTAGCATTGTCGGTGATTATTTAGCTACCGCTGAAGGTGAACAATTAATTGTTAACACTATGCGAAATAATCGTGATAGCCTTAACGCTGCTGGTGCATCCTAATGGCTAGAGTGACAACTACTCTTTTCGGCAATCTGGCGTTAATTCCTGCGCCTGCTGTAGTGCCATGTGTTGAATCGCTTCAATTCTTAACTGATATGTCCGAATCTAATGATGGTTCGGAACAAAACATTCAGTTAAGAACTAAGGCGCGCCAAACGTTACAATATCAAATACCGCTAAAGCCTGCAACTGATGCTGACGTATTCAATACGGGTTACGGCGCTTTGCGTAAAAAATGGGCCATTCCGTTATGGATTGAGGCT